TATTCCAATAGCAAATATTAAAGCTTCAGACAATTATGGATTTATCAAAGACTTTTTAGGAGTCCCTGAATGAATGATATCGATCAATCACTGGGATTGAGATCAATTACTGATGTTAATGTAATTGAGATGGCTCCAAGTAATAAAGTTGCACCATATGTACCTCAAACAACAGCTGAGGAAGACTTTGATTACGCAAGAGATAATATCAAAGGTGCTATTGATAATGGAACAGAAGCACTAGAACAATTAATTGATATTGCAGATCAATCACAGCACCCAAGAGCGTATGAAGTTATCTCTACGCTGATTAATACGATCGTAAGTGCAAATAAAGATCTTCTAGATCTATCAAAAAAGAAAAAAGAAATTGCGGCCTCTGATAAAAAAGAAGGCCCACAAACTATTAATAATAATTTAATATTGACTACAGCAGATCTGCAGAAGATGCTTGCTGCAAATAAGGAATAAAGTGGCGCAGTTTTATAATTCAAATGCTAATTTGAAGGGAGCAGGTGTTCCTATTGCTTGGACTGCAGAGCAAGTACAAGAGTATATGAAATGTGCAGCTGATCCAGTTTATTTTATAAATACCTATTGTTATATCGTTACACTCGATCATGGCATTCAACCGTTTAAATTATATGATTGTCAGATAGAAAAAGTTAAAACCATTCATAATAATCGAAAGGTTATTTTAATGGAAGGTCGTCAGCAAGGTAAGACGACAACATCTGCTGCTTATATTCTATGGTACACAATATTTCAAGGAAGTAAGACTGTAGCTATTCTTGCTAATAAATCTTCTGCTGCTCGAGAGGTTCTACATCGTTATCAGTTGATGTATGAATATCTTCCTAAGTGGATGCAGCAAGGTGTAACAACATGGAATAAAGGTGATATTGAACTGGAGAATGGATCAATCGTATTTACGGCCGCAACATCTGCATCTGGTATTCGTGGTAAGTCAGTTAACTTATTGTACGTTGATGAAACTGCTATTATTCCTGGAACTATAGCTGAACAGTTCTTTACTTCTGTTTATCCTACAATCTCTGCAGGTTCTACAACAAAGATCTTATTATCATCTACTCCATTAGGATTTAATCACTTCTGGAAATTCTGGAATGATGCAGAAAATGGTCGTAATGACTTTATTCCGATGTTTATTCCATATTGGAAGATTCCTGGTAGAGATGAGAAGTGGGCAGAAGAACAAAAACGTCAACTTGGAGAACTTAAGTTTAATCAGGAAGTTCTATGTAAGTTCCTTGGTTCATCGCTTACACTTATTGGTGCTGATCATATTGGTCGGATGTCAGCTAAACATATTGCTTATAGTATTGATGGTCTAGATGTATATGAGACCCCACAAAAAGGACACAACTATGTAATGGTCGCTGATACAGCAAAAGGAGTCGGTGGAGACTATTCTGCATTTACAGTAATCGATATAACAAAGGTTCCTTATACGATCGTAGCAAAATATAGAAACAATACTATTAGTCCGATGTTATATCCAAATGTTATCTATAAGATCGGAAACACGTATAATCAAGCATATGTTCTAATGGAGATTAACTCTAGCGAACAGGTTGCACATATCCTTTATCAAGATCTTGAATACGAAAATATTCTTTTTGTTAATAGAAGCACTAAAGGACAAATTATTTCTGGTGGATTTGGTGGATCTGGATCTACTGCTTACGGAGTTCAGACCGATAAAAAGGTCAAACGAGTTGGGTGTCTTACTCTAAAGTCATTGATTGAAGAGAAGAAGCTTCTAATTACTGATGCAGACACCATATCTGAAATTTCTACATTTATTGAAAAACGAGGAACATATAGAGCAGATGATGGTTATCATGACGATTTAGTTATGACGCTTGTTCTATTTGCATGGCTGACCACAAATCCATATTTCAAAGAGTTAACTGATATTAATTTGAGAGAATTAATGTATAAGAAACAAATTCAGCAGATTGAAGAAAATATGATGCCAACAGGGATATTTGATGATGGTATGCCAATAGAAGATGGCCGGACAGTAAGTAATGAAGAATTTGAGCGAATGCAATGAGAGAATTGAATTGTATAAATAAAGATAACTTGAGCCTATTTACATAAACATTATTAATCTAAGGGGGATAACATGCCTTTTCAAGTCAGCCCAGGAGTCAATGTATCGGAAATCGATCTGACCACGGTTGTTCCCGCTGTTTCTACTACTGAAGGTGCCATTGCCGGCGTTTTCCGTTGGGGTCCAATTGACAAATTGGTTCTTATTAGCAGCGAGGATAACTTAGTCAAACGTTTCGGTAAGCCGACAAGTCTAAATCCTGAGACATTTTTCACAGCAGCAAGTTTCCTCTCGTATGGAAACAAATTATACGTAAGTCGTGCGGCAAACACAGCAGACACAACTGGCGCTAATGGTGTATTAACCGCTATGGCAAATACTGGAGCAATCGGTTCTAACCTAGCGCATATAGTTTTGAACGAAGATGATTACAATACAAAGATTACAAGCTTTGATTCAGATGTACATTATGTTGCACGTTATCCAGGCGCATTAGGAAACTCGTTAAAAGTTTCTGTGTGTGAAACTAATACTGCGTATGGTTCTACAATCAATCTACAATCATCAGTGTATGCAGCAAATCTCACAGTTGCACTCACAGCAATAACGTTTACCGCTGGTTCGGCAAATGCTGTAGTTAATATTGCTAATGGTACTGGTATTACAGAAACAACTACAAATACTGCAGCAACGTCAATCAAAGCATTATTATCAGTTGGTGATATTATCGAAGCAGGTAATGCAACATTCGGTAAGCAATTGTTAAAGATTAAGTCGATGACTACACCAGCATATGTGCTTGAATCGGCTGTACCAAATGGTGATTCTGCATTTACAATCACATTTGAAGAAACATTCAATTTAACTTCTAATTTTACTTCAAATAATGTACTACGCTATTGGGAATTCTATAATAGTGTTGGTAGAGCTCCTGGTCAAACAGACTTTGTTACTAACTTTGGTAATACTTCTGCAAGTGATGCTGTGCACGTTGTAGTTGTAGACGAAGATGGTAAAGTTTCTGGTGTTCCTGGAACAATTCTTGAAGTATTTGAAAACGTTTCACGCGCTACAGATGCTAAGACAGAACAAGGTGCTTCAAATTACTATAAAGAAGTAATTAATCAAACTTCTTCATGGGTTTGGGTTGGCTCTGTTACAACAACTGGTGCTGTAAACACTGCGCTATTAGTTGCTAATTCAAGTGCAACTAAACCATTATCGATGTCGTTTATCTATGGTTCAGATGGTGATAGTGAGACAGATATTCCAGTCGGTCGTCTAGTTTCTGCATACGATAAGTTTATAAGTGCTTCAGATGTTGATGTATCGTTAGTTTTGACAGGTAAGTCAAAAGGTGGTACTAACGGTGAACAACTAGCTAACTATCTAATCGATAATATCGCAGAAGTTCGTAGAGATTGCGTTGTATTCGTATCTCCAGATAAGGATGACGTAGTTACAAATGCTGGTAAAGACGAAGAAGCAGATATTGTTACATTTAGAAATAGTCTTCGTTCAACATCATATGCTGTCCTAGATTCCGGCTATAAGTATATGTATGACAAGTACAACGACGTCTATCGTTATATTCCATTAAATGGTGATACAGCGGGATTATGCGTACGTACTGATACTACAAGAGACCCATGGTTCTCACCAGCAGGTTTCAATAGAGGTCAGATCAAGAATGTAATTAAATTGGCATATAATCCAGATAAAGCAGACCGTGATATTCTGTATAAGTCAGGAATTAATCCAGTCGTTACATTCCCAGGTCAAGGAACTATCCTGTATGGAGATAAAACTCTATTAGCAAAACCAAGTGCATTCGATCGTATTAACGTACGTAGATTGTTTATTGTACTTGAAAAAGCTATTGCGACAGCTTCTCAATTTACTCTGTTTGAATTCAACGATGAGTTTACAAGAGCGCAGTTTAAAAACCTTGTTGAACCGTTCTTAAGAGATGTACAAGGACGTAGAGGCATTTACGACTTCAAGGTTGTGTGCGATGAAACAAATAATACCGGGGAAGTTATAGATAGAAATGAGTTTGTTGGTGATATCTACATCAAGCCAGCTCGTTCTATTAACTTTATCCAGTTGAACTTTGTTGCTGTTCGAACTGGCGTTGAGTTCTCCGAAGTTGTTGGTCAATTCTAATAGAACAGGGAGAACAAAATGGCATTTAACGTAAACGAGATTAGAAGTCAATTAACATTAGGCGGTGCTCGTAACTCGCTGTTCCAGGTAACGATTCAGAATCCTGCAAACAGTGTAGCAGATATTAAAGTACCGTTTATGGTGCAGACAGCTCAGATCCCAGCTTCATCGCTGGGAACTATCGAAGTTCCATACTTTGGTCGTAAGATCAAATTAGCTGGAGATAGATCATTTGCTGATTGGACTGTAACTATAATTAATGATGAAGACTTCTTAATTAGAAACGCAATGGAGCAGTGGTCAAACACTATTAATTCATTGCAAGGAAACGTCCGTGGTTTTGGAGCAGCTTCACCGCTTCTTTATAAAGCACAAGCACAAGTAATTCAGTATTCAAAAACTGGTTTGCCAATCAGAACATATCAATTTAATGGTATCTACCCAACAGATATCTCAGCGATTGATCTAGATTGGAATACAACAGACCAGATTGAAACTTTTCAGGTCACATTTGCATATGACTATTGGGAAGTTTCTGGCGGTATTACTGGAAACGCTGGCGGTACTTAATAGGAAGAGGGGTCCTAGTGACCCCTTTTTCATCCGTATTCTAAGGAAAATATAATATGAATTTGTTTGGTTTTGAAATTAAACGTAAGACAGATGAGATGGCAGCTTTGCCAGTCTCTTTTACGCCTCAAAAACATGATGATGGTGCAGTAGAAATTTCTCAAGGTGGTGCATATGGAACATATGTTGACCTTGATGGATCGATTAAAACAGAGAGTGAACTCGTAACACGATATCGTGATATGTCGATGCATCCTGAATTAGAATTAGCTATCGATGATATTGTTAATGAAGCTATAGTTACAGATCATGATGAAAAGATAATTAGTATTGTATTAGATGATGTTCCAGAATTATCTGAAGCAGTAAAGAAAAAAATTAGAGATGAGTTTGACGAGATCGTCTCATTATTCGAATTTAAGAGCCAAGGTTATGAGTTATTCAGACGTTGGTATGTCGATGGTAGATTATACTTTCACCTGATCATCGACGATAAAAATCCAAGAGCTGGTATTCAAGAGATTCGCTATATTGATCCACGTAAGATTCGTAAGATCAGAGAAACTAAGCGTAAGAAGCCAGCAAGCGTAGATAAGAATGTTAACCTTACAGTTCCTGTAATGACGAATGAATATTATATCTACAATGAAAAAGGTTTTGATAAGCAGAAGAATACATGGTCAGCGCAGCAAGGCATCGGAATGGGTGCATTGAAGATCGCTAAAGACTCTATTCTTCATACAACAAGTGGTATCACTAATTTAAATGGTGATCTAGTTCTTTCATATCTGCATAAAGCTATTAAGCCATTAAATCAGCTTCGTGCGTTAGAAGATGCTACTGTTATCTACAGAATTTCACGTGCTCCAGAACGTCGTATATTTTATATTGATGTTGGTAATCTTCCCAAGATAAAGGCAGAACAATATCTACGCGATGTTATGACACGTTTTAAGAATAAAGTTGTGTATGACGCTCAGACTGGCGAGATCAGAGATGATCGTAAATTTATGTCGATGTTGGAAGACTTTTGGCTTCCACGTCGTGAGGGTGGAAAGGGTACTGAGATCACTACCCTACCAGCTGGACAGAATTTGGGGGAGATGGATGATGTTCTCTACTTCCAAAAGAAATTATTTAATTCATTAAATGTTCCTGTTTCTAGATTAGATCCTTCTACTCAATTTAATTTTGGAAGAGCAACAGAGATATCGAGAGATGAGATTAAATTTGCAAAGTTTATTACTAGACTACGTAATCGTTTCTCGGCAGTGTTTCTTAAAACTTTAGAACGTCAGTTGATTTTAAAGAATATTCTGACATCTGAAGATTGGAAGAAGATAAATCAAAATATTAAATTTGATTATGCGCGTGATAACTATTTTGACGAGCTTAAGAACGCAGAGATAATGAGAGATAGATTATCGACTATGCAGCAGTTAGATCCATATGTCGGTAAGTATTATTCTCATTTATGGATTCGTAAGAATGTTCTTCATCAAGATGAAGATGAAATCAAAGAGATCGATCAAGAAATCCTTGATGAACAGAAGAATCCAATGTATAATCCTCCTGAGCCGGCAGCTGCGCCTGCTACAGAAGAAATTGACATCTTAAGCAATTATAACATTATAAATAATTTGGAGAAAAGATATGCCTGAGATTAGAGATATTATTGATTTTGCCCAACAACAAAGACCTGTTGAAATTATGCAGTCATTTAGTGACATAATGAAAGAGCGTGTTGCTGCCGCTCTTAGCGATAGACATATTGAAGTTGGTGCTAAGATGTTCAATCCAGATATGGATGATGAAACATTAGAAAGAATTAAAGCAGCTGCTATGGATAACCAAGCAGACGATGAAGTCACAGATGATGAGCCCGAAGAAGAAGATACAGATGAAGAGGACGTCGATTGGAGTGATGAAGATCTTCTGAGTCTTTCAGATGAAGAATGGGCAGAATTAGGAATTGATGACTGGGACTTCGAAGAGGATTCAGAAAACACAGAAGAGGAATAAATGAAAACCTTAAAACAAATTTTAGAAGTATATTCTCCAAAGTCGGCTGATGAGAAGCGCTTCGTTAAGAAGCATATTACTGTTAAGACTGCTGATGTAGCAGGTAACGGTGATGATGTTTATTCTGGTGCAAAAGTTAAAACAATCGATCGTAAAGCAACACGTAAGGGTTATAGTACTCCAGATTCAGAAGCAGTATATGAAGAAGAACAGTTGGATGAATTGAAAAAGTCTACAGTAGCTTCTTATATTCAAAAGAAATTTGGAAAGATGAGTGATGAGCCTGTTTCAAAAAATCAATATGGATATGCCAAAAAAGATGCAAAAGGTATAAGAAATGCTGGTTTGCGTATGAGTGGTGTTAAAGCAACTCAAAAAGAAGCAGTATTCAACGACACTCTGCATCCAGCAGGTGCTGCTTTACTAAAGCATATTAAACCAGAACACCATAACAAATATAAACCACATTTGACGTCTGATGTATTTAATGGTTCATACAGAGATCGTACTGATGTTTTAAATGCTGCTAAAAAAGCAGGACATTTAAAAGAAGATATTGAACAGATGGATGAACTTAAAAAGTCTACATTGGGTTCTTATGTTAAGAAAGCAGCACAAGATGCTGAACAAGCAACTCAAAAAGAAGAAGTTGAAATGAATGAAGTTCTAAAAGTTTCTAGTGGAGCTGGAGAATGGATTAAAGATTTTGAATCTTCAAAGAATCCTAAATTTGCTGGTAAATCAAAAGAACAGCGTAAGCAACAAGCTCTCGCAGCATACTATTCAGCTAAACGAGCTGGTAAGGAATAATAATGTCTGATCCATTTAAACCAATAGCACCAGAGGTTGCACTAACTACTGCTAATAACATTAGTTTAGCTTCTCTTGTGCGACTAGTAAATCTTGATGCAGCGAACAGCTCATTAATAACATTACAGTCAAACACTGGTACAGTGCTGGCAACATTTACTCTTGGACATCATGGTACTGATTTTGGTACTGAAAATGTTGTAAAGAATCCAACAGATACATTAAAAGCAAACAATGCCGCAGGTGATGCTGCATTTACTGGTGTAGGTATTAAAGCTGTTTCAATTGCATACAGATAAGGAATAGAAACATGAAACTTATATGCGAAGTCATCGAAGATGTTAAATATGTCACTGAAGCCAAAGAAAATGGCGGAAAAGACATGTACATTGAAGGCATCTTTATGCAAGGTAATAAACAAAACCAAAATAATCGTTTTTATTCTACAGATGTTCTTGCAAGAGAAGCTGCTCGTTACGTAAAAGAAAAGATTGAAACAAATCGTGCATTCGGCGAATTAGGTCATCCATCTGGTCCTTCTATTAATTTAGAGCGTGTATCACATCTTATTACCGAATTAAAACAAGATGGTGATAACTTTATTGGTCGCGCCAAATTAGTTGATACACCATACGGCAATATTGCAAAAAACTTGATTAATGCTGGAGCAAAGTTTGGAGTTTCTACTCGTGGACTAGGTTCAATGGTGAAACGCAAAGATGGTGTAATGGAAGTTCAAAAAGACTTTACATTAGCCACTGCTGCTGATATCGTTGCAGATCCTTCTGCACCTGATGCATTTGTTCAAGGCGTCATGGAAGGAGTTGAATGGATTTGGAATAACGGCATGTTAGTGCAAAAACATTTAGAAGGCGTCAAAGAAGATGTAGATACTGCTGTAAGATCTAGAACATTGAATCTAGACAAAAAGATGCAGATATTCGAGACGTTCCTGAAGAAATTATCAAAATCGTAACATTTATAAATAACTTAAATTATAGCCTAAGGAGCGTAACAAATGGCAACTAAACCAGAGATTTTAGAAAACGACGACGTCGAGAATGATGCTGAAAACGCGTCTGAAGACGGCGATAAGACTGTAAGCGAAGGCCTGCTATCAATGTTTGGTGACGAGCTTTCTGAAGAATTCAAAGAGAAAGTTACTACATTGTTCGAAGCTGCAATGAATGACCGTGTTGCATCTGAAGTTCAGCGTCTACAAGAAGAAAAGGATGCTGAGATTGAACAATTAAAAGCAGAGCTAACAGAACAAGTAGACACATATATGACATATGTTGTTGAGCAGTGGATGAAAGAGAATGAAGTAGCTATTGATAATCAGCTACGTGCAGATATCTCTGAGAACTTCATTAACGGCTTAAGAAACCTATTTGTTGAGAACTATATCGAAGTACCTGACGATAAGATCGATCTAGTAGATGACATGGCAGATCATGTTGTTGAACTAGAAGATAAGTTAAATGAAGCTATCGCTGAAAACATTGAAATGAAACAGATGATCAATGAAGCTCAGATGGAAGCTGTATTTGACGATATAGCAGAAGGTCTTGCAGATACACAAGCTGAAAAGCTAAAAGTTCTTATCGAAGGAATTGCGTTTGACGACGTTGATAGCTATCGTAAAAAAGTAGAGATCATTAAAGAGAATTATTTCTCCGGCAAGAAAACAACTGGAACTAACATTGTAGAAGATGAGCAGGCAGCAATTGATCCTGATTCAGAATCTGGCAGAACAGTTCTAAAGTCTAATGATCCGGTTGTCAACAAATACGTAGAAGCAATTTCTAAATCTATAAAGAAATAATTGTATAAATAGTATTAACTCAATCACCTAAGGGGGTAAAAGATGTATTTAGCTGAGGAAATTCAAAAAAAATGGGCACCAGTCCTAGATCATGAAGATCTAGGTTCTATTAAGGATGCTCACAAGCGTTCCGTAACCGCAATGGTTCTCGAGAACACAGAGCGCGCTCTACGTGAAGCAGCTTCACATGGCGCATCACAAAATCTACTAGGCGAAGCTTTTGCTGATGGCCGTCCAGGCAACTCAATGGGCGCATCATCTTCAGTAGCTGGTGACGGCGCAGTCGATATTTTCGACCCAGTCTTAATTAGCTTAGTTCGTCGTTCAATGCCTAACCTAATCGCATACGATATCTGCGGCGTTCAGCCAATGACTGGTCCTACAGGACTTATCTTCGCAATGCGTGCACGTTACAGCAACAACAATACTGGAACTGAAACTTTCTACAACGAAGTTAACACTGCGTTCTCGACAGTTGCTTCAGGTGCTAACACAATTGGTAACAAGAATGTTGGTACATTCCCAGGCGACAGCAACACAACTGGTCTTTCAGCTGTTAATACATATAACTACGGCGCTGGTATGTCAACATCCCAGGCTGAAGCACTAGGTAATTCAGCTAACGTAGCAATGCCTGAAATGGCTTTCTCAATCGAGAAAGTGACTGTAACTGCTAAATCCCGTGCTCTAAAAGCTGAGTACACAATGGAATTAGCACAAGATCTTAAGGCAGTTCATGGTCTTGACGCTGAAACAGAATTGTCAAACATCCTATCGGCTGAGATCCTTGCTGAGATCAACCGTGAAGTTGTTCGTACGATTAATATCACTGCTGTTGCAGGTGCTACTGAAGGTACTACAACTTCTGGTATTTTCGATCTTGACACAGACTCAAACGGCCGTTGGTCAGTTGAGAAGTTCAAAGGTCTAATGTTCCAAGTTGAACGTGAAGCTAACCAAATTGCTAAGCAAACACGTCGTGGTAAAGGTAACATCCTAATCTGTTCTTCTGATGTTGCATCAGCTCTACAGATGGCGGGTGTTCTAGACTACGCTCCAGCTCTAAACAGCAATGCACTAAATGTGGATGACACTGGTAATACCTTTGCAGGTGTTCTAAATGGTCGTATCCGTGTTTATATCGATCCATATGTAACAGGCGGTCAATACATGACTGTTGGTTATAAAGGTTCTAGCGCATTTGATGCTGGTATTTTCTACTGCCCATACGTTCCTCTACAAATGGTTCGTGCAGTTGATCAAGGTTCATTCCAACCTAAGATCGGCTTTAAGACTCGTTACGGAATGGTATCAAATCCATTTGCTGACGGTTCTTCGGCTGCTACACAAGGTGCACTAACAATCAACACGAACGTATACTATCGTCGTGTTGTAGTTAACAACATCATGTGATCTGAACCGACGATAAGATCGGTAATTAAAGAGGAGCTTCGGCTCCTCTTTTTTGGTCTATAAATATTGAATAATATCCTATGGAGTATTCATGTCAGCATTAGCCAATCAGCCAACAAATTTAAATTACCTATCACCATTAGGATTTAGATTCTCTGTGAATAGAATTGCTATATTCACACATTTCGTACAAACTATAAACATTCCAGATCTAGCACTTGGAAATATTGGTGTAGTTACGCCATTTGTTAAATTACCTATTCCTGGTGATCAAATTCAATTTAGTGAATTGTCTGCAACATTTAAAGTTGATGAAGACATGAAAGCTTATACAGACATCTACGATTGGATGATTGGTTTAGGATATCCAGATAATTTTAATCAATATAGAACTGTTGCGCCGATAAATGCTCCAGCAGCAGACACTACTTCTAAGGGAAATTATTCTGATGCTACTTTGACAATACTATCTAGTGCTTATAATCCGATTGTAGAAGTCGTATTTTATGATATATTTCCCATATCATTAGCAGGAATGACATTTGATTCTAAATTAACAAGTGTCGACCATCTAGAAGCTTCTGTGTCATTTGCTTACAAACGATTTGAAGTTAAAAGATTATAAAATAACATTGTACATCATTTGTCATTTATAGTATAATTCTATTAAGCAATCATCATATACTATAGATTTATTATGAAAGGTGTTAACAATGACTATAGAAGAACTTCAGGCAGAATGGGATAAAGACACTCAGATAGATCGTACTGAGTTAGGTCAGGAAGCTATTAAGATACCACAATTACATAGTAAATACTATAAGATCTATAGTACTTCTCGTTTACAACTTCGTAAATGGGAATCAGAATTTAAAGTTCTTAAGTTAGAGAAGTATGAATTCTATACTATGGGTCCTACTGAAGATACAGAAGAAAAGGGTTGGAAGCTTCCTCCTCGTGGTGCTATCCTGAAGGCTGAAGTAAATAACTATATCGATGCTGATCCTGATATTATTAAAGCAACTCTAAAAATTGGACTTCAGCAGGAAAAAATACAATTCCTTGAAGATATTATTAAATCCTTAGTTAATCGTGGCTTTCAGATTAAGAGCGCGATCGACTGGGAGAAATTTAAAACTGGTATATAATGGCAGATGTTCATCTCAAACATATTAATTCAGTCTATATTAGAGTAGAAGCAGATGCAGGGATCATTCGTGAGATCTCTGATAACTTTACATTCTTTGCAGATAATTATAAATTCCATCCTAAGTATCGTTCACGTATGTGGGATGGTAAGATACGTCTACTAAACAACGTAACGTGTATTATATATGCAGGTCTAGCAAAGAAGATCAAAAAGTTCTGTGATGCTCGTGATTATACTGTATCGTTTGATGATGAACTTACATATGAAAATATTTCTGTCAATGAACTAAAACAGTTTATCGATGGATTAGGATTGCCTGAGAAATTGCAGGTCAGAGACTATCAATTTGATTCTGTATTAAAATGTCTTCGTTCTAATCGTAGAACACTTCTATCTCCCACCTCTTCTGGTAAATCGTTGATGATCTACATGATCACTCAATGGTATAAAAAGAAAACACTCGTCATAGTTCCTACGACTGGTCTTGTTGAACAGATGTCAAGTGATTTTGAATCCTATGGTTATAATGGTGTTATTCATAAGAGTACAGAGGGACTAGATAAAAGTACAGACATTCCTGCTGATGTTGTTATCACTACATGGCAGTCATTAGATAATGGTAAGACACGAGTACCTAAACAATGGTACGAGCAATTTAATGTAGTGTTTGGTGATGAAGCACATGGTTGTAAAGCAACAACTCTTATTAATATTCTATCTAAGTTAGATAAGTGTAAGTATAGATTCGGTACAACTGGTACATTAGATGGTCAACAACTAAATGAGCATACTATTGAAGGATTATTTGGTCCTAAATATAAAGCAACGACAACAGCAGAATTAATGGAAGCAGGTCATGTTGCTAAGTTAAAGATTAAGTGTATAGTATTAAGATATCCTGAAGATACTGCAAAGACTTTAAAAGGTAAATCATATCAAGAAGAAATTGATTTTCTTACTGCTAATACTGAAAGAAATAAGTTTATCAAGAACTTAGTCTTATCATTAAAAGGTAATAAGTTAGTATTCTTTAGAATCATTGATCATGGTAAAGAACTATATGGTATGATCAATGGAGAAGGGCAGAATGTATTCTATATCGATGGAGGGGTTGTAGGTAATGATAGAGAAACTATACGAAAGGCTATCGAAGAAGAAGAAAACTCAACTATAATAGCATCACTAGGAACAACTAGCACTGGAGTATCAATAAATAAATTACACCACATGATAGCAGCACACCCATCTAAATCGAAGATCAAGGTTCTTCAGTCTATAGGTCGTATGCTACGTTTACATAATGAGAAAGATGAGGCTGTACTTTATGACATAGTAGACGATCTTTCAGTTAAGTCGCATCAAAACTTCACACTGAAACATTTTGTTGAAAGAATTAAAATTTATGATGAAGAGAAGTTTAACTATAGCATCTACAATGTTAGGATAAAACAATGATAAAAATATTTACTTTAAATACTGGAGATGATATAATAGCTGAAATGCTGGATGAAGATGAAGAGAATATCATTCTTAAGAATCCTCTGACAATTAAATATTCAGTTAGTATGAAGGGTGGAATCTTCGTTCAATTAAGATATTATGGTCTATTCACACATGATGATATTTTTGCATTTAAAAAGAATTCAATAATCAGTACCTCTCATCCTAAGCAGAATATGACAGAGTATTATATGTTATCAGTTGAAACTGCTAAAGAAGAGTTTGTTCCAGAAGTAGATTCGATGATTGATCAACACATTATGATGATTAAGAACTATCAAATGGATAAGCAACTAAATGAAAAGACGGACGCCGCATTTAATGATTTTTTACAGAAGGTGACAATTAAAACTTTACAATGAAAAAACCAGTACATTATGTAAATAATAAAGAATTCTTTGAACACATCAGTGAGTTTAGGAAAAAGGTACTAGCTGCTAAGGCTGAAGAAGCAGAACTACCACGTATTACAGAATATCTTGGTGAATGCTTTCTTATGATTGCTAAGAATCTTGCTAGACGTCCTAACTTTGCTAATTACTCTTACAAAGATGAGATGATCTCGGATGGCATAGAGAATTGTATTCTCTACATTAATAACTTCGATCCAGAGAAGTCAAATAACCCATTTGCCTATTTTACACAGATCATCTACTTTGCATTCCTTCGTAGAATTCATCGCGAACGTAAACAACTCTATATTAAACATAAATCATTTGAATCAGCAATGATTCATGAAGAGATGTACGATAAGTTTGATGATGGAGATTCTTATGGTAATAGTAACTACGTCATCGATACAGAAAAGATGAATGAGTTTGTTAATTCATTTGAATCTAAGATGAAGAAAAAAGAAAAGAAACCTGAAGCACTTGAGAAATTCTTTGCTAATGAGGAAATAGATGAAAGTAGCGTTAATAACTGATCAGCATTTTGGTGCAAGAAATGATTCTACTTCATTCCTTGACTTCTATGAAAGATTCTACGAAAATGTTTTCTTCCCTGTTCTTGATAAAACTGATATTAATCATGTGCTTATTCTTGGGGATACTTTTGATAGAAGAAAGTATGTAAACTTCTATTCTCTAGATCGTGCTAAGAAGATGTTCTTTGATAAATTAGCAGAGAGAAATATTAAAGTTTGGATGTTAACTGGAAATCATGACACGTATTTTAAAAATACAAATGATGTTAATAGTCCTGAATTGTTATTAGCAGAATACGATAATATTCATGTTATAAATTCTGCTGCAACTATCCATATTGAAGGTACAGAGATATGTATGGTGCCATGGATATGCGCAGATAATTATCATGAATGCATGAAAGAAATAAACGATACTCCATCGACACTTTGCATGGGTCATTTTGAGATCGCTGGTTTTGCGATGTACAAAGGAATGGAATCTCATGAAGGCCTATCTAAAGACATGTTTAAAAAGTTTGAATCTGTATTCAGTGGTCACTATCATCACAGGTCTACTGATGGTCATGTTACTTATTTGGGCAACCCATATGAGCTTACATGGTCTGACTATAATGACCCACGAGGCTTTCATCTATTCGATCTACATCAAAGGCAATTAGAGTTTATTGAAAACCCATATCGTATGTTTCATAAACTACATTATAATGATGCAGATAAAACATATGATGAAGTTGTCAATATTCCTATTGATGCGTATAAAGATGGGTTTATCAAAGTAATCGTTCACAACAAAACAAATCCATATTGGTTTGATCTTGTAATTGAAAAACTTGAAAAACTAGGAATCTCTGGTATTCAGGTAGTTGATGATAATCTTAATTTGAATTTAGAAGATGATGAAGAGATTATCAATCAAGCAGAAGATATGATTACGATGCTCAATAAGTATGTAGATTCTATTGAGATGAATGCTGATAAAAAAGATGTGTACAAATTAATGAATACATTATATAATGAAGCTTTGGCTGTGGAATAAACTATGGCAATATACTTCAAGAAGTTGAGATGGAAGAACTTCATCTCTACAGGAAATCTATTTACTGAGATTGATTTAACAAGAAATAAATCTACTCTAATCGTCGGGGAAAATGGTGCAGGTAAATCTACCATCCTCGACGCTTTGTTGTTTTCGTTGTATGGCAAACCATTTCGAAACATTAATAAGCCTCAACTAGTAAACTCTATTACACAAAAGAATCTATTAGTTGAAGTTGAATTTAATGTAGGTAGAAGTGAATATCTAATTAGACGTGGATTAAAACCAGGAATATTTGAGATCTATCAGAATGGAACTCTGATGAATCAAGATTCTGCTACTCGTGATTATCAAGAGTATCTAGAAAAGAATATTCTAAAGCTTAATCATAAGTCGTTTAATCAGATCGTTGTTCTTGGTTCTGCAAACTTTATTCCTTTCATGCAGTTACCTGCTGGCACTCGTCGTCAAGTTATTGAAGATCTTTTGGATATTCAAATCTTTTCTATGATGAATACCATTCTTAAAGAGAAAGTTCAATCAAACAAAGAAGATCTAGTATCAATTAGCTTTGAGATGAAATCAATCTCAGATAAGATTGAGATGCATAAGAAACATCTAGAGACTATTCGTACTAGCAATGATGAAGTAGTTAAACAGAAAGAAATTCAGTTAAATGGTATTGTTGAATCTAAGAATCAAGCAGCGATTGAAATTCAAAAATACGAAATACTAAATACAACTGCAGAGATTTCTATTTCTGATAAAGAAAAAATTCAAAAGAAGTATGAGCAGCTTGAAGATCTTCGTCGTAAAGTAGGAGTTAAATTAGTTAAGCTGAAAAAGGATGTTAAATTCTTTGAAGACAATAATGATTGCCCTACTTGTAAGCAAGGAATTCAAGATGGTCATAAGCATGAGATCATAGATAAAAACAGTAAGCAGATTAAAGATATAGAAGATGGCACTGATCTTCTTCAACAAGAATTTAATTCAGCAATGGATCGTATTGCAGCAATTCAGGTTATCAATAAATCTATCACTGAGAATAATAAAAAGATCTCTGAGCTAAATACTAAGATAACAATGTGGAATAACTTTGAAAACGATCTTAGAAAAGAAATTATAAAGCTTCAACAGACTGTTGCAAATAATGATGACAGTAATATAGATCTTCAAGCTCTCAAGACAGAGCTTAAACAATCTATTATAAAGAAAGAAGATCTATCAAAGGAAAAACAGATATTAGATGTAGCATCTAGTTTATTGAAAGATGGTGGAATTAAAACACGAATCATTCGTCAGTATATTCCAATTATCAATCAATTGATTAATAAGTATCTATCTGCAATGGACTTCTTTGTTAACTTTGAATTGAATGAGAACTTCGAAGAAACAATTAAGTCACGATTTAGAGATGAATTTAGTTATGCAAGTTTCTCTGAAGGTGAGAAGATGAGAATCGATCTTGCATTGTTATTTGCATGGAGAGCTGTTGCTAAACTAAGAAACTCATCGACAACTAATTTATTAATTATGGATGAAGTATTTGATAGTTCTTTAGATAGTGGTGGCACAGATGAATTTATTAAGATCTTAAATGGACTTGCACAAGATACAAATGTATTCATCATAAGCCATAAGGGTGATCAGCTATACGACAAGTTCCATAGTGTGATTAAATTTGAAAAGCATAAAAATTTTAGTAGGATCGCAACATGACAAGCTTTTTAGCAGAATTTGTAGACGGTGGTCCAGGTTGTAGTCGAGATGATTGCCTACGATCTATAGTTAAATCTACTTCAACGTTGGCGTACTATCAACCAACATACGACGCTCAGGGTAATAACATAAATCCTGATAAAAACAAACACGTAAATGATATTAGCTGTCTATCATGCGGAAAGAAATGGAGTGAAACAATATGATATATGAATTAGTTAAACCTGATCACCCTTTACTTTCTACTAAACTAGAACATTTTGATTTTGATGATCCTCCAATAGATCCTATTGAGTTAGCAAAAAATCTAACAGAGACTATGTTAAAAAACAACGGTCTTGGTCTTTCTGCTAACCAATGTGGACTTCCTTATCGCGTATTTGTGATCGCAAACAACCCTGTAATGGCATGTTTTAATCCTAGGATAATTGATGCATCATACGAAACAGAAATTGCTCTAGAAGAAGGATGTTTAACATATCAATATGTATATCTTAAGATAAAACGTCCTAGAATAATCAAAGTGCGTTACACAATGCCAAATGGTGAGACGGTTACTGAGAAATTTGATGGTCTTACTGCTAGAGTTTTCCTCCATGAGCTAGATCATATGGAAGGTATAAATTTTACAACTAAAGTACATCGTTATCATCTTGATAAAGCATTAAAAAAGAAGCAACAGTTCATCCGGGCTAAGAAAAATGACTTATTGTCAGAAAAGAAAATTTCTTATGTGTAAATTTCCTACTGGAAACAAATTTGTATCATTCCAGATACACTTTTCTAACAAACTTGTGTACATTTCTGGCAGTTAGTGTATAATATCCTTATAAACTGATTAATTAGGAGCTTAATTATGGATACATTTGAAATTGTTTGTTGTATAGCAGCTTTTTTTGCTGCAATCTATCTTGTTATTGATGCAATGATAGATCGTGAGCAACCATAAAATGGATACTTACTTCATTGAGGCTTGGATGTGCAGGTATGCTCCAAGCGTCTTAGCGTTTTATCAAAGGCTTACGTTTATGGAATGGCTTGGACTATTAATTTTGATTGGAATATTACTATGATTGTTGAATGGATAGTTGCAGGATTCTTTACATACTTTGGGTGGTGGGGAGCAGGAAAAGTGATTGATAACTATGTTGAATATCCAAAACCCGTTCAAGCAATATGTATTGAGAAAAAGGAAGAGCAATGTGGCGTAAAAGACAAGTAATGGAGAACAGCATGTTAACAGATTGGGTTGGCGATATTGCCAATATGCATGAACACTATGGTGTAAAACCAAAAATTCAAGAGTTTGATTCTGAAAAACTAAAAAAGTTTCTAGAGTTTCGTGTAAAATTTCTTGAAGAAGAAATGACTGAACTTAGAACTGCAGAATCTGCAGAAGATGTTGTAGATGCATTGATCGATCTTTGTGTTGTTGCAATTGGCACTCTAGATCTTTTTAATGTAGATGCACAAAAGGCATGGGACGAAGTACATAAAGCCAATATGAGTAAACAAATTGGTATAAAAGAATCACGTCCTAATCCACTTGGTCTGCCTGACCTTATTAAACCTGAAGGATGGAAAGCACCCTCACATGAACACAATCACGGACTCCTCAACTCTGTACAACTACCTCTCTAATATTCATGAGGAAGTTGAAACATTTGAAGTGACTGAAGAATTTATCGCTTTTCGCGATAAGATGAAAAATAAGTTTCGTGCAAATGGTCGTGAAGATTGGCGTCGCATAATGCACGCTGATTGTCTTGCAATTGAATATCAACTACTAAAGAAAAAATTAGTAGAAAAACCAGTAAATATCTACCATGATTTTATTGTTGAAGATACAAAGGTAGATTGTAAGATAATCACTTCAAAATACTTCAATGTTCCAGAGGATAAGACTATCTATTACATGGAAAATCTACGAAGTGGAAATGTAACGCATTTTGCATTCTACAAATATTATCCTAAACCACCTGAATCTCCATTGAGAGCAGGTGATGTTGTTCAATTTAAATTATGTGAAGTTCAAAAGGTTGAACGTGTTATGAATGCGTTATCTCCTTCTAATTATGGGGATGGATATTATTATAACGTGAGAAATATATAGTGTACTTATTTTTTTATGTGTGATATAATTTATTTTTTATGGAGTGTACATGAAAGAATCTTTAAAAGTCCTACAACAAGCTGCTGAAATTCAAACCCGCAAATCAAACGATTATCAGAATCCTAATAGTCGTATCAAACAAGCAGACTACTATCCACGTGGTTGCGCATCAATTCTAGATGTAATGAATGGTAAAATTCTTCGCATTCAATCTGTTATGGAAGCGATGGAAAATGATCCTAATTATGTTCCAAACTTTGAATCAATGGAAGATTCAGCAGTCGATCTAATTAACTATGCATCGTTCTTTGTTGCTTACATGCGTGGTGGTATCGAAGGTCAATCAACTACTCGTGACTTCTTGAATAGGAAGATGATACCATGATGAGTATTGATAACATTCGAGATATATTTGTACGCAATCTTGAACAGAAGAAATTTGTCCAGGATAAAACTGGCGTCAACATGATCGAGATTATCGGTGCAACTTTCTTGGCTGATAAACCTGCAATCTTTGGTACTCCTAATCAAGAGTATATTCAACGTGAACTTGATTGGTATAAATCAATGTCATTGAATGTTGGTGATATTCCCGGTGGTCCTCCTGATATATGGAAACAAGTTGCATCTACTCAAGGTTGGATTAATTCTAACTATGGTTATCTTATTTGGCATGATGAGAACTGGAATCAATATCAAAATGTTCTAGAAGAACTTCGTCGTAATCCATTCTCTCGCCGTGCATGCATGATCTATACTCGTCCAATGATTTGGAATGATTATAATATTGATGGTATGAGTGACTTCATCTGCACAAATGCTGTTCAATACATGATTCGTGATAATAAGCTACAAGTAGTTGTTCAAATGCGAAGTAATGATGTTGTCTTCGGTTATAAGAATGATTATGCATGGCAAGAATATGTTGCTCTTGCATTATGCGATGAACTTGGTGTTGAACTTGGAGATATTATCTGGAGTGTAGGAAGTCTTCATGTATATGAAAGACATTTTGGATTAGTAAAATGAGATGGAATAAAAGATATTTAAATCTTGCAAAAGAAGTTTCTGATTGGAGTAAAGATCCATCTAGAAAAATTGGTGCTGTTGCAGTAGGAAGCAAAGGCCAAATTCTTTCTCAAGGTTATAATGGTTTTCCTCGAGGCATTGATGATTCAATTGAAAGATTAGATGATAGGCCTACTAAATACAAATATGTAGTGCATGCTGAGATGAACGTTATCTATAACGCGACATTCTCTGGTGTATCTCTTGATGGTGCAGCATTATACGTGTATGGACTTCCTATATGCAGTGAATGTGCTAAAGGTATTATTCAAGTAGGCATTAAAGAAGTTCATATTTTTACTGACCAATACGTTGATCTTCGTTGGCTAAAATCGTGGGAAGACACACGAGATATGTTTGATGAAGCAGGCGTAAAATATTCTGAATATTGTGCAGACTATAATAGTGGGTTTGAACCCATCCCGATTAGCAAACAAAGTACATAAGAACGGAGCTTGGAATCGCCTGTGTTCGTGGATTGATTATCTCGGCACAGGCGTCGTCTCGTTTACAAATCTCTCTGATGATCCTGAATGGGACTTTAAAGAAATAGATTATGATAGTCTATTAGTTCAAATTATAGACTATTATCGTGTGATTGCATTAGGTGGTCATGTTTCGAAGACGCTAAATACACTAGGCATCGAGCATTACACCTTGCCACATCCATCACCTAGAAATAGAATGATGAACGATCATGATAAAGTAAATGAGATATTAAAGGATTGTAAAGAATGGCTACAAGCATATTAGTAACAGGAGCTACGGGTTATATTGGTGCTCATGTATTGAAAGAATTATATAAGCAAGTAAATGCACGTGAAGTTTATATTACAGCTCTTGATATAGACACAGCATATAGAAATTATATTAATCCATATTGTCATACGCTTATACAAAAAGATGTGCGTGATATTCAACATGGTCTTATGTATGACGTAGTAATTCATCTTGCTGGATTAGTACGAGTTGGTGAGAGTATGGAAAAGCCATATGAATACTACGATACTAATTTAAATGGAACAATTAATATTCTTAAGAATGTAAAGTGTAAACATTTTATATTCGCATCAACAGCAGGAGCATTTGATCCTGTTTCTCCATATGCAAAATCTAAAGTAGCAGCTGAAGATGTTATTCGACAGTTAGCACCTGGTTATACAATCTTTAGATTCTTCAATGTTGCTGGTTCTAATGGTGAACATCGTCAGTTTGGTCCCTCAACACATTTAATTAGAGTTGCTGCAGAAGCTGCTGCAGGTAAAAGAGAAAAGGTAATCATAAATGGAGGTGACTATCCTACACGAGATGGTACTTGTATTAGGGATTATATTCATGTTGTTGATCTTGCTAAAGCGATAGTGAATGCTGCTTTTTCTAATCCTAAGAATGCTGAATATGAATGCCTTGGTTCAAATAAAGGGTTTACAAATTTAGAGGTTCTTGATATAATGAAAGATGTTACAGGCAAAAGTTGGCTTGAAGAATTTGGTCCACGTCGTGAAGGAGATCCTGATATTCTTGAAATCGATGGAACTTCTGAGTATCTAACAGTTGAAAGATCGTTGGCTGATATGTGTAGATCAGCATATGAGATGGAGTTAAAATGAAAATACTAATCACAGGAATGAATAAGCTGCAGTGCACTGAAGACTTCTATGCAAGTCAACAGCTTAAAGTTGTTCCATCACATTATAGTTTAATTCGTTGTCTCCGTGATATGGGACATGAAGTAGAGCAGCGAGTTGTAGATATTGGAGAAAATCTTGACAAATACGACAAAGTTATTGTGTATATTCACAATCCTTCAGGTTTCGCTGCTTATGTATATAACGCGCTCTATACGATTGCTAGAAGAAGAGACTGTACTCTTGCATTTGATGACTGGCAAACTGATAGTATCTACTCAGGATTGCTCGCGCTTAGAGACCCCGAAAAACTATTTCGAAAATACGTTCTTGAAAGTCATACCAATATCCCAGAAAATGTAACTGAATGGGAAAAAGATTTTGTTGAAGCATTGGATCTTATTCAATCTAAAACTAATAATCTATTAATCTCTGCATTTCGTGGTGGTGATCCTACTCTTCTATTAGATTATCCACGCGATAAAATATTTACGTATAACCCAAATCCTTATCATCTCAATCGTAAACCAAATAATCTTGTTGTTGAACCTAAACAACGTATATTTAATTTTGCAGGATTAATTCAAGATAAAACAAAGAAGTGGCTTAAAGCACAAGGTATTAATGATAATGATTGGCCTTTGATGAAATATGGTTCACGAAAAGATGGTCAAGATCGTGTAACTGAAGACGTGATGGTAAATATCTATGCAGAACATTGGGGTATCTTAATGCCTGGATATTTTCATGCAGGATCTGGTTGGTGGAGAGCAAGACCTCTTCAAGTTGCAGATGCGGGATCTATTCTTATTGGTGATCCAGATGAGATGTTTATTTACTATGAAGATGAAACGCTTGCAGATATAAAAGCAAAAGATCTTGTTGATATGTGTGATAAAGAACTCGAAGATTTGGCAGCAGCACAGAGAGAAGCGCTATATAGAATACACCCTCTCAATAAAGAAACACAAAAGGCGGAGCTTAATCTATGTCTAAAATCTTAGTAGTTGGAGCAGGATTCTCTGGTGCTGTAATTGCTAGAGAACTTGCTGAAGCTGGTCATAATGTAACTATCATTGATAAGCGTTATCACATTGCAGGTAATGCATATGATTTTGTAAATGACCATAAAATTAGAATGCATGCGTATGGCCCTCATCTATTTCATACAAACAATAAAAAGGTTTATGATTATCTAGGACGATTCACTGAGTGGATTCCATATAAGCATAAAGTAAAAGCTCTATTAAGCAATGGTGATTATGTTACATTGCCAGTTAATCGTGCTACAAAAGATATTGTTGGTGAAGATAATATCGTTGATATCTTTATTCGCCCATACACTAAAAAGATGTGGGGAATGGATATTGAAGAATTAGATCCATCAATTATAAATCGTGTACCAATTAGAAATGACTTTAATGAATACTATTTTCCTGATGATGAATATCAAGCGATACCAAGAGATGGGTATACTGCTCTTATCTCTAATATGCTTGATTGGGAAGGTATCACTGTATCATTAGGAACATCTTTTGATAAATCAATGGAGAAAGATTATGACCACATTTTTAATTCGATGCCAATTGATGTCTATCATGACTACTGTCATGGAGAATTACCTTACCGTTCAATCAAGTTCCATCATGTCGATATTCCTGCTCCAAGAATTCTTCCTACGACAACAGTAAATTTTACGCATCATGGCCCTTATACTCGAATGACAGAATGGAAGAATATTCCTAATCATGGGCATAATCCTGAAATGACAACTCTCACGTATGAAGAACCTTGTGACTATCGTACAAATAATATGGAAAGATATTATCCTGTAAAAGATCTATCGGGCACGAACAGGGAGATATATAAACTATATGCCGCGATTAAACATCCTAAGATGACATTTATCGGGCGATGTGGAATGTATGTTTACATTGATATGCACCAAGCAGTTTCTTCTGCTTTAAGTGTAGCACATAATTATTTGAAGAAAGTTATAGATCATGAGCAAGTATCGGTTTAATGAAGACAAGTATATAAAAGAAATAACCGACTACGTCAATGCCTGCTATGGTGCACACTACGGCGATGAAGTTCAACCAATGGATTTAATCATCGCAACAGGTCATGGCACAGGATTCAACATCGGCTGCATTCAAAAATATTCAGGTAGGTATGGAAAAAAATCAGGTGAAGCGCGTAAAGACCTGATGAAGATAATTCATTACGCAATTTTGCAATTACATGTTCACGATCAAAGTGAAAATAAAAAGGAGAGTAAATAATGGAGATTAAAATCTCAACTGATGAGCTGCGCAAACGTAAATTGTTTGTATCAGCACCTATGTATGGTGGACAATGTGCAGGTATGTTCACTCGTTCAATCGCAGATCTTTCTGCGCTATGTACTAACTATGGTATTCAACTTCAATTCTATTTCTTATTCAATGAATCGTTGATTACTCGTGCACGTAACTATTGTGCTGATGAGTTCTTGCGTTCAAATGCAACTCACATGATGTTCATTGATAGTGATATTGGATTCTCTGCTCAAGACGTAGTTGCGATGCTTGCTTTGATGGGAGATGAAACTGAATATGATGTTATGTGTGGACCATATCCTAAGAAGTGTATCTCATGGGAAAAGATCAAGCAAGCAGTAGATAAGGGTGTTGCTGATAATGATGCTAATGTTTTAGAGCGCTACGTTGGTGATTATGTATTTAATCCTAAGAGTGGTCAGAACGAAATCCCTATCAATCAACCAGTTGAAGTGCGTGAAGGTGGAACTGGATTCATGATGATCCGTCGTTCTACGTTTGAAACTATAGAAAAAGCATATCCTTCTCTTTCGTATAAACCTGATCATGTACGTACAGAAGCATTTGATGGTTCACGTGAAATTCATGCTTACTTTGATTGTGTTATCGATCGTGGTTATACTTTTGATGATGTGCATCGTTTGATGGAAGATCTTGCTAATGGTGAAAAACCTGAAGCATTAGTAAAGCGTGCACAGACAATGCTTGAAGCAGAAAAAACATCTTCTAAGCGTTATCTATCAGAAGATTATATGTTCTGTTACTACGCACAAAACGCTGGTCTAAAAGTATGGTTGAATCCTTGGATGAAACTGCAGCACGTTGGTAGTTATGTATTTGGTGGATCGCTTGCTGATCTTGCTTCTATTGGTGCATCTGCAACTGCAGACATTGAAAAGATAAAGAAGAAATAATATGGATTTTGTATATAACACAAATCAAGATTTGGAGATCATTGATCCAATTCTTGCACAATATCCTGCTCAAGATGATCCTCAATATTGGGAAAAGGTACCTGCTCTTTTTGAGCAGGTATTTGCTGATGAGAAACGGTTGTATGGATTTAAAGATGAAGCAATCATCTATCGTGTTCCTATCTTTGTACAAGCATCAGAGGAAATGCATCGTTTATCAACTGCTTATCTAAGAGATACATGGGAAATGCTTTCAACTAATTCAGATGAAAGTAAACTTACATATATTAAGATGCTAGAAGAAACTGATAGAGGATATAGGAATGGTTTCAATGAAAGAACTACCTATAACTTTTCTATTAAAGTTGGTGATAAAGATAATTCAGTAACTACTAACTATCTTCAGCCAATCAAACTTCATAATATAGTTAAGTATGAAAAAGAAACTGGTAAAAAGATCAGTGATTATGATGTGATCATTGAAATTGGCGGTGGTATGGGTGAGTTAGCAAGACTCATTCATCTACATGGATTCAAAGGTGAGTATTGGGATGTAGACTTTGATCCTATGACTAAGATCGTTAAGTACTACAATGAAGATCTTGCTGATATTAAAACAGCAAGTGATATCGATCAACTTCCTGATTTTACTGGAAAGAAAGTTCTTCTAATAGGAACACATTCATTTAGTGAAACTCAGATTGAGTATCGTGAAAGAATCATCAAGAAAGTTGGTGCTTGCGATTGGCTAATTTTATTTCAATGTGAATTTAATGGTAGTATTGATAATCTAAATTGGTTTATCAACACATTCCCTGAATTAACGAAAACAAATATCACCATGTATTGTGTCCCGTGGCATACATATCAAGGTGGTAATCTATATGTGTTTGCAGAACCCAAATGAAAGGAAGTAATATATTATGAAACTTGATACTCGAACTGTGCAGGTCCTTCGTAATTTTTCGACGATCAACCCGTCTTTAGTCTTTAAAAAAGGAAATATTCTATCCACCATCTCTCCTGGAAAAGCGGTGATCGCCACTGCTAAATTAGATATTTCCTTTCCTCAAGACTTTGCAATCTACGATCTTTCTGAATTTTTAGGCGCTCTATCATTGTTCAATGAACCTGAACTTGATTTTGGTACACGCTCTGTTACTATTCAATCAGGTCGTAGTAAAGTAGTTTATATCTATGGAAATGAAGATAACATTGTAAAACCACCTTCACTCGATAAACTTAAACTGCCTGAAACTGTATACGAGTTTGATCTTCCATCTGATGTTCTTTCTCGAGTAATGAAAGCAATGGGAACTTTTAAACTTCCTGAACTTGCAGTCACAAGCAAAGACGGTGAAGTTCAAGTGCAAGCGATTAATCATAAGAATCCTACTGGTAATGCATTTAGTGAATTTGTTGGTGATTGTGAAACTGCCTTTAGAGGAATCATTCACGCAGAAAATCTAAAGATGATTCCTGATTCATATCATGTAACACTCACACAAGGTCTTGCTAAATTTATTAGCAAGGATATTGAATACTATATTGCCGTTGAGGCGGAATCGGAGTTTTGATGACAGTTCAAATTTTAAAATTAATTACAGGTGAAGAACTTATCGGTAAAATTGTAGCTAATGATTTTGCTGGAATTATAATCGACAATCCTGCTAATATTCATATGGCTCCTACACAGGATAGTAAAATGCAACTTTACTTAATTCCTTATGCGCCTTACGCGGAAAAAGATCAGTTTACTTTAAAGCAAGAACATGTTATAATGCAGTATGAACCCAATACTGACCTGCTAAATAAGTATAATCATATGTTTGGTTCAGGTATCCAGATTGCAGGCGCAGGTTCTTTGTAGTAACTCTTTGAGGATTTTATATTATGAATGTACGTGACCACTTTTTGTGGGTAGAGAAGTATCGTCCTAAGACTATTGATAAGACGATTCTTCCAGCAAATCTTAAATCAGTATTTCAGCAATTCGTCGATCAAAAAAATGTTCCTAATCTTCTCTTGTGTGGTAAAGCGGGTGTAGGTAAAACTACAGTTGCTCGTGCCATGCTTGAGGAGCTTGGTTGCGACTATATCATCATCAATGGTTCGATGAATGGTAATATCGATACTCTTCGTGTAGAGATCAAGAACTTTGCGTCCACTGTGTCATTTGTGGGAGGGCGTAAATATGTTATACTTGATGAAGCAGATTATTTAAATCCTAATTCAACTCAACCAGCTCTTCGTAATTTCATGGAAGAGTTTAGTAAAAACTGTGGATTTATTTTAACTTGTAACTTCAAGAATAAGATCATTGATCCACTGCAATCTCGGTGTTCTGTTGTAGACTTTACTATTCCTAAAGAAGAACGTACTGCTATGGCAGGTGGTTTCTTTAAGTTAGTATGTAATATTCTTGAGACTGAAAGTGTTAAATTTGATCCTAAAGCTGTAGCAGAAGTAGTTAAGAAACATTTTCCCGATTGGCGTCGGGTGTTAAATGAACTTCAACGGTATTCAGCAACAGGTAAAATTGATTCTGGTATCCTTACTGATATTAAACAAGTAAGTATTAAATCTCTTGTTAAATATATGAAAGATAAGAACTTTACTTCTGTTCGTAAATGGGTAGGAGAAAATTCTGATGTAGACACTTCATCATTCTTTAGAGATCTTTACGATAATTCGTCAGAATTTTTAGAGACTAAAAGCATTCCTCAGTTAGTTCTTATCCTAGCAGATTATCAGTATAAGGCAGCATTTGTTGCAGACCAAGAAATTAATATCGCAGCATGCTTGACTGAAATAATGGTAGAGTGTGCATTCAAATGATGTGGCGACTATGGGCAAAAGCAATAGGTGAAAAACATGGCGTCACTGATAGTGAAGCAGATCAAATAGCAATAATAAGGACAATCATTGTAATGACATATATAGTTACAAATATTTTTATTATTGCAGGAATCATTAGACATTGGTGAGATCATTATGACAAGAACAGAAATAAGTGTTTTCTTTGGAGACCAAAGAGAATGCAGAGTATCATATGATACTACAACAGAATCATATAAAGTTCTTATGATAGACTATGAAAAAAATCTACACCGAGAGCACACATATTCCCATCGGCAGTTAGCTGAAGATGCTGCTGAGGATTGGTGTCTATGAGTCCATTTGACTTCGTTACTGCTATTAATTCTACTAAAAAGAATCTTATTAACGAAGATCCTGCCTTAGAGAAAGAATATAACCCATTTTTGACTAATAAAGCTCTATCTTATTTCACTGATACAATCATGGATGCAAACCAGATGAATATGCATCATGGGATAGACAATAAACTTCAATTTGATTATTTAATAAATATCATTAGGCCCGGTAAGAGATTCTCTAAATGGGCTAAGAAGGTTGAAAACAATGATCGAGATTTAGTTAAGACTTATTATGGTTATAATGACCGTAACGCCGATGTTGCTTTGTCATTGCTTTCCGCCGAACAGTTAAAAATAATAAGAGAAAGACTGGAAAATGGTGGAGTTAAAAAATGAACATAGTTGAAACACTCATTGAAGTGAAATTGAACGAACAAGATGACTTTCTTAAAATTAGAGAAACTCTTTCTCGTATTGGTATAGCAGCCAAGAAGGAACGTAGACTGTATCAGTCATGCCATATTCTTCATAAGCAAGGTAAATACTACATCGTGCATTTCAAAGAATTATTCGCATTAGATGGAAAGCCTACTAACTTCTCTGATGAAGATAAAGGCCGTCGTAATACGATCATTGCATTATTAGAGGAATGGGGACTGGTGAAGATAGTAAATATATCTGCTATTGAATCACCAAAAGCAACATTGAATAATATTAAGATCTTGCCTTATGGGCAAAAAGATGAATGGGAATTGTGCACTAAGTACAATATTGGACGTAAGTAAATATAGGAGTTTGTTATGTATTTGAATATTGTAGATCTTCCAGGTGATAGCTTGGAGTATGAAACACTTTTTGAAGCAGCTAGTGCAATTAAAGGTGTTCCTGGAATGACATGTGAATTGGGAGTTCGGCGTGGTGGTGGCTCTAAGATGATTATCGAAGGTTGTTTTAGTAACGATGATCTAAATAGAACACACATTTGTGTAGATCCATATGGTAATATTGATTATCCTCGTGGAGATGAAGGTGAGATTATTCATCAAGACTATCATAACCAAATGCGCAATGATTGTTTGAAGAATATCTACGCCATGTATCAAGAACATCCTGTTAATGTTCTATTCTTTGTAATGGAAGATACAGAGTTCTTTAAACGTTTTGGTGATGGTGTTCCCATCTATAATGAGTATAAGCAGATTATCAATCAATATGCATTAGTTCATTTTGATGGTCCTCATGCTTCTCATATTCTATATCCTGAGATTGACTTCTTTAAAACAAGAGTGTCTCCTGGAGCAATGTTCGTATTTGATGACATATTAGAATATAATCATGATAAAGTTGAAGAGTATTTACTAAATGATAATTGGCAATTAGTGAAAAAAGGGCAACGAAAAGCTTCTTATAAGAAACTTTGATAATTTTTGTGTACTTTATAATGAAGTCTTGATATAATAAAAGAGAATTACGGTGTGGTGTAATGGTAGCACTGCAGTCTCCAAAACTGCCTGTCGCGGTTCGAGTCCGTGCATCGTAGCCCATAAAGCTTTATCATGAAAAATATAAACATAGAAGAAGTTAAAGCTTTCATTTTAGCACAATCTCCGGAAACAAAGATATATTTGGGCGCTGATTCAGAGCGTTCAAGGATCAATGGAGTTTGGTATGCAGATTATACTGTTGCTGTAGTAATTCATATTGATGGTTGTCATGGATGTAAAATATTTGGTGACTTTAAACGTGAAAGAGATTATGATCAACGTAAAGATAAACCAACTTTACGGTTAATGCAAGAAGTTTATAAAGTATCAGAGATGTTCCATAAACTAGCAGATGTAATAGAAGATCGTCATGTTGAAGTTCATCTTGATATTAATCTAGATCAACGTTATGGATCTTCTTGTGTAGTACAACAAGCAATTGGTTATATTAAAGGTACATGCAACGTGGAACCAATGGTAAAACCAAACGCATTTGCTGCTTCATATGCAGCAGATAGATTGAAGTTTGTATTAGCAGCATAATGCGGATGTAGCTCAGTTGGTAGAGCGTCTGCCTTCCAAGCAGAATGTCGTCAGTTCGAACCTGATCATCCGCTCCAATATAAATAAACCTGTAGATGCCTTAGGGATCTACATTTTAATTACTCGCTTAATAGGAGAAAAAAGCATGACCGTGAATCATCTAGCAATGTTTGGCCCCGGTTTTAAGGACTTTGATAAACATTTTGTTGGTTTTGATGAACAACTCAACAGACTAACTAAGCTTCATAATGACCTAACCAAAAACATTCCGAACTATCCTCCATACAACATCAAAAAAGTTGATGAAAACAGATACGTCATTGAACTTGCCGTTGCTGGTTTTTCTAAACAAGAACTAGACGTTGAGATCAATGAAGGCATTCTTACAGTAAAGGGCAGTTCAATACTTGGATCGGAAACAGAAGAAAGTGACAATGTCAACTATCTGTGGAAAGGTATCTCCGATCGCGCTTTCACTCGTTCATTCACTATTGCAGATTCTGTAGAGATTAAGAACGCAGAATATATTAATGGTCTATTGAAAATCTGGTTAGAAAGACTAATTCCAGAAGCTAAGAAAGCAAAGAAAATTTCTATCAAAGAAAAATCTGATGAGTAATCATCGTCTTTCTAAGTAAAAGAAAACCAGGGGCGAAAGCCCCTGTGTACTTATTATTGAATCTAGTATATAATGACTGAATGAATAAATTTTATACAAATGTTTACCAACAAGGTAACAACATCCTCGTCCGTGGTTACGATAACGGTTCTCAATTTAAATTGAAAGTTGGTTATAAACCAACGATGTATGTTCTATCATCTGCAACAAAAGAGAAATCTGAGTTTAAGACTCTTGATGGACGCACAGCATATCCCATCAAATTTGATTCTATTCGTGATTGTCGCGACTTCATCTCTCGATATGAAGAAGTAAATAACTTCGAAATCTTTGGTAACTCAAGTTACACTGCGCAGTTCATTAGTGATGTTTATTCGGGTGAAGTTAAGTATGATCCTGATTTAATTCGCATTTATTCTTTAGATATAGAAACTGCAACTGAAGAAGGTTTCCCAAATATCAAAGCTGCGAATGAAGAACTATTGCTTATCACTATTCAAGACAACAAATCAAAACATATTACAACGTTTGGTTCACGTCCATTTACTGGAACAAAGAAACCATTCACTGAATATATTGAATGTAAGAATGAATTTGATTTGATCGCTAAGTTCCTTGATCGTTGGGAAAGAATTAATCCTGATGTTGTAACTGGTTGGAACATCGACTTCTTTGATATTCCATATCTCGTTCGTCGTATCGAGCGCATCATGCCTGAAGGTGCATCACGTCGTCTATCACCATGGATGTTGATTAATGAACGCACTGTTGATATGCGTGGCAATGAAGAGATCACGTATGAGATCCCTGGTGTTGCGATCGTTGATTATCTAAACCTTTATAAAAAATACACATACACAGCACAAGAATCATATCGACTTGACCACATCGCTTTTGTAGAACTTGGTGAAAATAAAATTGATCACAGTGAGTATGAGAACTTTAAAGAGTTCTATACAAAAGATTGGAATAAGTTTGTCATCTATAATATTCGAGATGTAGATCTTGTTGACCGCCTTGAAGATAAGATGAAGCTTATTCAACTGCTTCTTACTATGGCATATAATGCTAAGATCAACTATCAAGAAGCATTTGGTCAAGTTCGAATGTGGGATACAATAATCTACAATCATTTACGTGATAAGAATGTTGTTATTCCACAGAAGAAACGTACAAGTAAATCAGAAGCATTTGAAGGTGCTTATGTTAAAGATCCAATATGTGGTATGCATAAGTGGGTTGCATCATTCGATTTAAATTCTCTGTATCCACATCTTATCATGCAGTATAATATATCACCTGAAACATTGGTGCATAATTATATGGTTAATACAAATGTTGAAAAGTTGTTGAATAAAGAAGTTAATATTGATAATATTAAGAATCAAAATTATACGATGACTGCAAACGGTTGGTGTTATCGTAAAGATATAAAAGGTTTCCTGCCTGAGTTAATGGAAAAGATGTATACTGATCGATCTAAGTTTAAGAAGCAGATGTTAAAGATTCAGCAAGAGTATGAAAAGACTAAAGATGAATCTCTACAAAAAGAAATATCACGTCTAAATAATCTTCAAATGGGTTTGAAGATCGCAATGAATTGTGCTTATGGCGCGATTGGTAATCAATACTTCCGTTATTATGATATTCGTATCGCTGAAGGTATTACATTATCTGGTCAATTGAGTATTCGTTGGATCGCGAATAAACTTAATGAACATATGAATGAACTATTAAAGACTGAGAGTGATTATGTTATCGCTATCGATACCGATTCTGTTTATCTATCACTTCAAAAGCTGGTTGAAAAAATATACGGTGTTGATGGTTCAGTAGCGATATCAGGATCTAAAGTTATTGATTTCATGGATAGAGTTTGTGAACTACAAATACAACCATATATCGATGAGTCGTATCAAGAACTTGCGAGTATGATGAATGCCTTCTCTCAGAAGATGATTATGAAGCGAGAAGTACTTGCTGATAAGGGTATTTGGGTTGCAAAGAAAAGATATATTCTGAATGTGCATAACTCAGAAGGTGTTCAATACGCAAAGCCAAAAGTTAAGGTGATGGGTCTTGAGATGGTTAAGTCTTCAACACCAATGGTAGTTAGAAATAAATTTTCAGATTTTCTACAGATAATTCTTCATCGAGATGAAAGTGCTCTTCAACAGGCAGTAAAAGATTATCGTGAAGAGTTTAGATCACTATCTCCTGCTGAAGCAGCATTTCCACGTGGTATTAATGACTTAAAGAAGTATATGGATAAGTCAACAATCTATGGTAAAGGAACCCCTATCCATGTTCGTGGTGCTTTGTTATTCAATGATCTTCTTGTTAAGAATAAACTTGATAAGAAACATCAATTGATCAATGAAGGTGATAAGATTAAATTCCTTTATCTTCGTAAACCTAATAAGATCAACGAGAATGTAATCTCATTCATAAATACTCTTCCAAAAGAATTTAATTTAGATGAGTATATTGATTATGATCTTCAGTTTGAGAAATCATTTCTTGATCCACTGCAGATTATTCTTGATGCCATCAATTGGAAATCAGAAAAGAAAGCAACTTTACAGGACTTTTTCTCATGAAAACAACAACGGATTTAGATGATGATTTTGATTTTGGTTTTTCTGTAGTAAGTGAAGATGAACTAAGGACGATGGAAAAACAATTGCAGACTGAACTTCAACAGTCAACAGTGGTTGTGCATGAAACTAAAAATAAATTAGAAGGTATGAGGAATATGATTTTACCTCTTCTTAAGAATCTAATGGCAAATCCTGATAAAGAATATATCTATTGGCCAAATAGGACGGAGAAGATAAAAACCTTTATAGCTAAATTGGACAAATACGTCAATGATTAATTATCTTGCTTTATTAAGTGCAATCTTTATATCTGCAGTTGCTGCTTACTATTCTATAGTAGGCCTTGTTGCTATTTTCTCTGCTTCGGCTATTCCTATTATAATCATGGGAAGTGCATTAGAGTTTAGTAAACTTGTAGCTGCATCATGGGTATATGATAATTGGGATATAGCTCCTCGTGCTGTTAGATATTATCTAGTAGGTGCAGTTATATTGTTGATGTTCATCACAAGTATGGGTATCTTTGGATTCTTATCTAAAGCGCATATGGATCAAACATTAGGCGCAAATACAAATACTATTGTTATTAAGAACCTTCAAAGAGAGATTGAAAGTGAAGAAAAAAATATTGGAAATAATCAAACTAGTCTCGATACTCTCGATCGACTCGTGTCTTCTGCTGATCCAAAAGATGCTAATGTTATTCGCGTACGACAGAAAAAAGAACGAGAGGCCATTAGTACTAATATACGTACTTCGAATAATAAAATTAAGGACCTCAATACTGAGTTAACTCCGCTCTTAAAAGAGAATGCATCATTTACAGCAGAAGTTGGTCCTATAAAATACATAGCAGATCTAGTCTATGGTGAAGATTCAAATAAGTATTTAGATAATGCGATTCGGTGGGTGATTATAATTATTGTTATGGTGTTTGATCCATTAGCAGTTATCTTACTAATAGCTGCAAACATTGGGTTAAATAAAAAACCAGAAAAACCTGTAGTTGAAAGAAAGCCAAGAGAAAAGAAAGATAAGTCCTCTTGGATAGATGCAACTAGAGACTTTCTGGATAAAAAGAAGAATGATGTAATTCGTATAAACCGCAAGTCAATCATGAAAATAGATTAAGGAGAATATCATGTTAAAATTTTTAAAATCCATTTTTGCAATTCCAAGTGCTGAAGAAATTAAAAAAGAAACTGAAGCTAAAGTGCAACCTACTACACCGATTCAGCCAGTTATTAATCAACCACCAGCACAAACTCCACCAGCTCCGAAACCTGCTCCTAAGACAAAGAAAGCTGCTGCTCCTAAAGTTAAAGCTACTCCAGCAAAAACTACTACTAAGAAAGTTCCAGTAAAGCCGAAGAAAAAATAATGTACTTAATTTTTGTTATGAGTTATAATGCTATAGTCGGTCTAAACATGGAGATAAGATGAGCAATTTTTTTAAGGATTTGATAAATGATATCAAAGATGAAGATACTACTTTGGCCAGTGACGGCGCTGGTAGTGCTGAGTTTACTGGTTTTGTTGATACTGGTAGCTATATTCTCAACGCTGTTTTCTCTGGTAGCATCTATGGTGGCATACCTAATAACAAGATTACTGCTTTTGCAGGAGAGTCTGCTACTGGTAAAACTTTCTTCGTACTTGGTGTCCTTAGAGCCTTCCTTGACAAGAACCCAACAGGAGGAGTTGTCTACTACGATACAGAAGCCGCAGTGACAAAAGAAATGATGGAAGAAAGAGGTATTGATACTACACGTGTTATTATCTCTGAGCCATCTACGATTCAAGGTTTTCGTTATCACGCTCTTAAGACAATTGAAGCATACGAAAAGACTCATAAAGATAAACGTCCACCTATGATGTTCATCCTTGATTCTTTGGGTATGATGTCAACTACTAAAGAGATGGAAGATACTGCTGAAGGTAAAGAAACACGTGATATGACAAAGGCTCAGATCATCAAAGCAACTTTCCGTGTTCTTACATTGAAACTTGCACGTGCTAAGATCCCTATGTTAGTTACTAATCACGTTTATGCAGCAGTTGGCTCTTACGTTCCAATGAATGAGATCGCTGGTGGTTCAGGTCTTAAGTATGCAGCATCTACTATCGCAATGCTTTCAAAGAAGAAAGATAAAGATGGTACTGATATTATTGGTAACATTATTCGTGTAAAGATGTATAAATCGCGCATGTCAAAAGAGAATGGACAAGTTGAAGTTAGGTTGTCTTATTCTAGAGGTCTTGATAAGTATTATGGCCTTCTAGATCTTGCTGAGAAGTATGAAATCATCAAGAAAGTTTCTACTCGTTATGAACTACCTGATGGAACTAAGGTCTTTGGTAAGAACATCAATGAAAATCCAGAAAAGTATTTTACACCTGAGATTTTACAACTACTTGATGATGCTGCTAAACTTGAGTTTAGTTATGGTGGTGCTTCACCAGCAGATCTAGAAGATGTAGAAGAAAATGAGCTCGAAAGTGTTGAATGATAGAAAATACAATTCTGAGTAACCTTATCTCGAATGAGGATTATGGTCGCAAGACCATTCCTTATTTGAGGTCTGAGTATTTTACAGATAACGATCAAAGAATTGTTTTTGGTCTTATCGAAGAGTATGTAAAGACGTATAATAAATTCCCAAATAAAGAAGCATTATCTGTTGATCTTCATGGTTTAGAAGGTTTAACTGATTCTCAATTTGCTTCTATTCAAAGTAAGATTAATGAGCTACAAGTATCTGAAGTAAATGATGAGTGGCTTCTTGATAATACTGAAAAATTCTGTCAAGACAAAGCTATCTACAATGCCATCATGGATTCTATTCGTATCCTTGATGATAAGTCTGGTAAAACAAGTAAGGGAATGATCCCCGATGTTTTAACTAAAGCGTTATCAGTATCTTTTGATACACATATTGGTCATGATTTTATTGATGATGCAGATAGTCGTTTTGAATTTTATCATCGAACTGAAGTAAGGATTCCATTTGACCTCGAATATTTTAATAAAATCACCAAAGGCGGTGTCCCTAAAAAGACGCTTAATATTGCCCTTGCTGGTACTGGTGTCGGTAAGTCTTTGTTCATGTGTCATTGTGCTGCCGCCAACCTTACCAAAGGAAACAACGTCTTGTACATCACCCTCGAAATGGCCGAAGAAAAAATTGCAGAAAGAATCGACGCAAACTTGCTCGACGTCACAATCGACGAGTTAAGTCTTCTAACTAAAGAGTCTTATGATAAAAAGATGAATCGGTTAAAAGATAAGACTAAAGGTAAACTAATCATAAAGGAATATCCTACTGCTTCTGCAGGATCTGGCAACTTTCGTCATCTTCTAAATGAATTGAAGATGAAGAAAGATTTTATTCCTGATGTCATCTATATCGATTATCTAAACATCTGTTCTTCTTCTAGACTTAAGTATGGAGCGAATGTAAATAGCTATACGTACGTTAAAGCTATTGCAGAAGAACTTCGTGGTTTGGCTGTAGAGTATAATGTTCCTATCTTCTCTGCTACTCAAACAACTCGTTCTGGTTTTTCTAATTCGGATGTAGGTCTTGAGGATACTTCAGAATCTTTTGGTCTTCCTGCAACTGCAGATTTTATGTTTGCACTTATCTCGACTGATGAGCTTCATGCTTTAAATCAGATGATGGTTAAACAATTAAAGAATCGTTATGCTGATCCTTCTATTAATAAACGATTTGTTATTGGTGTTGATCGAGCTAGAATGAAACTCTATGATGTAGAACAATCTGCACAAGAAGATCTTCTAATCGATGATACTCCGCTTATGGATCAATCACCTTTTGGCCAAGGTATGAAAGCAGAACGTAAGCCATCCTTTGATGGTTTCAAATAAGCAATATTGTCATCTAGATATTAAAAAATAACTGTGTACTTCTTTGTGATTTTGGTATATAATTAACCACAAATGGAGAAAGGTATGAGTAAACCACAGATTAGAATATCTGGTGTGATGCCTATTGAAATGAAAAACCATTTCCGTGATGCAATAGAATATTATGCAAATCATTTAATGGCTCCACAATTAGTAGTAAATTTAAATATTCATTTAAGATATAAACATGAACTTGAAGGTGATACACAAGGCGAATGTGAAGTATTATCTGAATCATTAACTCCTCGTCGTTTTAAAATTACTATCACTCCACTATCAAATACTAGAGCTAATCGAATAGACGTATTTCGTACATTAGCGCATGAGATGGTACATGTAAAGCAGTTTGCGTATAAGCAATTGAAGTATATGACAAGGAGTGTAGAAAAAAATAAATGGAAAGGAAGATATATTAATCAAGATAAGATAAAGTATGAAAAGCTTCCATGGGAAAAGGAAGCATTTAGAAGAGAAGAAAAGTTGTTACTGTATTATATTGCTAACAGTGATTCATTTGATTATTTTTTTGGATAAATTATGACTACAGATACTGATTTTGATACTATCGATCAAGCACTAGTTGCTAGTGTTGAGAAAGAAATTAATGATATTAAAAATTACATTAAGGGATTACTAATAGATGAAAACGTTCCAGCAGTGTGCATTACTTTCACCAAAAAAGATGGCTCAGAAAGGGTCATTAAGTGTACGCTTGTCGAGTCAAGAATCCCGGAAAACAAAAGACCTAAAGAAAAAACAACTAGCGTATCTTCTGACGAAGCAATCAGAGTTTTTGATTTAGAGAAACAGGATTGGCGGTCATTCCGTTGGGATTCTGTTAAATCATTTGGGTTTGATCTATCATGAAAACTGCATGGGCTCATTATAGTGGATTATGGTTCACTTTGATAGTGAATCCTTTTCAGTGGCATATTATGCCGAATGTTCTTCATGGTTTTGATTGTTGTGTGCAAGAGCAAAATTGGACTGTTAGATTTTTATTTTTAGAAGTTAAACTAGTATTGAATACGGATTTTTAATGAACGATTTATTTTATGGCATTTTTGATTGGATAAAAAATGATTGGCGCTCTAATCGTAACCGTTTTATTGTTGAGTTGTTGGCTTGGGGGATTAGTATTGGCTGTAGTATTACAATGGCACTTACGGTACCAAATCCTCCGTTACTCTTTCTTTATCCTGTGTGGATTACTGGGTGTGGTTTGTATGCTTGGGCTGCTTTTAGTAGGAAATCATTTGGCATGCTCGCTAATTACTGTTTGCTTGTAACTATTGATTTTATTGGTTTAACCCGTATGTTATTGACATAAGTAATCAGGAGTTAAAAATTAATATTTTCTACTTACATAATGATCCAAAGGTATGTGCAGAAATGCACGTTGATAAACACTGCGTAAAGATGATTCTTGAATATGCTCAACTTCTTTCTACTGCTCATCGGGTTCTTGATGGTACTCCCACTGTTGTACGCGGAGCTACAAATGCCAGAAAACGAACTGCATATATACTGGCTGATAATCGTGATGATGTGCTTTATAGTGCCACTCATATCAACCACCCTTCAGCTATTTGGGTAAGACAGTCTGATAAAAATTATGATTGGCTATTTAGTTTGTATCAAGCATGCTTAGATGAATATACGTATCGTTATGGTAAAGTGCATGCATGTTCTAGACTAGAAATGGCACTAGCTAGAGTTCCAAATAATATTCCACAGAAGCCATTCACTGAACCGACACCAGCAATGCCAGACGATGTAAAGGTTGCTGGTAATTCAGTTGCTTCTTACCGTAATTATTATGTAAATAATAAATCACATCTTGCAGAATGGAAAAACCGCTCTGTACCTGAATGGTATACGGCAAATACTCAAGCATAATATTTTCTGCAGTTTGTTACATTTCTGTTTCAAAGCTGTAAAATTATAGATATTAAACCTGCAAAAATAAAATCGGTCACGCACATATGGTGACTCTGGATCCGTAACCAGACCTCTAATGGATAAAACCTACCGTAGCATTTTCATCTCAGACGTTCACCTTGGCACTAAAGACTGCAAAGCTGGACAACTTAATAATTTCCTTAAACATAATACGTGTGAGACATTATATCTTGTTGGTGATATAATTGATGCATGGAAAATCAAACAAAACAAATGGCGTTGGAAACAAAGTCATACTAATGTAGTTCGTAAAATATTAAGTCATGCTAAATGTGGTACTAAAGTAATTTACGTAGTTGGTAATCATGATGAATTTTTACGACCATACTTACAATATAATTTAAATTTTGGTATGATAGAGATTACAAACCAAATTGAACATATTGGTGTTGATGGTAAGCATTATCTTGTTACGCACGGCGATCTATTTGATGGTATCACAAGATTAGCACCATGGTTATCTTTTTTAGGAGATAAAGCATATGACTTTATCTTATCAGTTAATAGCAAATTTAATTGGATCTCACATAGAATGGGTTTTGGCTACTTTAGTCTTAGCCGCTTTCTTAAGCACAAAGTAAAAAAGGCAGTAGATTTTATGTTTCAATTTGAGAAAAATCTAGCTGCACATTGTAAAAAGAAAGGTTATGATGGAGTAATATGTGGTCACATACACCATGCAGAGATTAAAGAGATTGATGGTGTGACTTATATGAATGATGGAGATTGGGTAGAATCAATGACAGCATTAGTTGAGCATCATGATGGATCATGGGAAATAGTAACATGGACACAGGAGAACGACAATGTGGTTGATGATATTGATAGCGGTCCACGTGACCAATCCAAATGATATACCAGGAAAAATTAATTTACAATTCCAAACACAGCAACAGTGTGAGCAGGCTCTACAATCTATGACGTACTGGTTAAAGTTTGAAAAATTTAAGGTTGAAGGTAAATGCCAGAAAATGTAATATATCATTAAGGGAGCTTCGGCTCCCTTTTTTATTTTCTATAAATACTTAGTTAACGTTTATGGAGATACCATGAGTGCAGCATCAGACAAATATGAAAAAGATGTAGCAGATAATGTCAATAAAATCCCAGGAGTGAAAGCTACACGTCCTCCAGGAGATACTGCATACGCAGACGTATTGATTAAATATAAGAAACTTGAACACTGGATGGAAGTCAAGATGAACCATACTGACAATCTATCTAATCCTCGTGTATTTTATGAAAATGGCAAATGGCAAACTACATATAAAACTCCATCTGCAAAAGCGGCAGTCGATATTCTTAATAGTTCTACACAGACTGAAGCATTCCTAAAAGCTATTGCGAAGTATTCAGGAATTCCTTTTAAGAGCTTAAAGATTCCAACAACTAAAAGCGGGTTAAAAGAACCAGGAGCTGTACCACTTATGGTAATGAAGAAGTATTTTGATCAGCCTGGCATTAATCGCTACATTGCTAATAAAGAAAAGATGGATCTAGGTAAAGTGGTAACAGATCATTATATTAAAGGTAAAGCACAACCTGCATATTATATGCAGGCAGGAGATGACTTCTATAGAATCTCAAATGTTGATCCATTTAAATTGGGTGTAACTATTCCTTTATTAAAAGGTACTGGAGACTTTAAGGTTCGTATTTCTACTCGTTCAGAGTTCTATGAAGTACAAGCTGAGATTAAAATTATGGATATGCCAAAGAGCGATTATTCTGTTAAGCCTGGAACTACTAAAAAGAATCCATTTCTTAAATGATAACTAGTTATCAAAATGAAACTGTATCATTCCGTACACATTGTCAAAAATAAACAGTGTACAAATGACTAGAAATATGGTATAATATCCTTATAGAATAAAAAAGGAAATATGTTAAGTTTCAAAGAATACAACAGTAAATTAGGTACATTATCAATATTCGATATTGATGATACGTTGTTCCACACGACTGCAAAGATCGCAGTTGTTAAAGATGGTAAGAAGATCAAGAGTTTAACGAACAATGAGTTCAATGTATATAAACTTGAAAATGGAGAGTCATTCGACTTCTCAGAATTTAGAGATGCAGAAAAGTTCTACAAAGAATCTGAGCCAATTAATAGGATGTTGACTAAAGCAAAGATCATCTTAGATCGATCAACAAGAAATGCAAAGAGTCGTGTAGTGATAGTTACTGCACGAGCAAACTTCGATAACAAAGATCGATTCTTAGAAACATTTAGTAAACACAAATTTGATATCGGTAAAGTTCGAGTAGAACGTGCAGGTAATATTAGTGGTGATATGATGCCTGCACACAAAAAAGCTATCATCATTCATAATTATTTAAGTACAGGTCAATTTAGTAAAGTAAGATTGTTCGATGATGCGATGAGTAATCTAAAAGAGTTCTTAAAGTTAAAGAATTCATTCCCAAAGATTAAGTTTGAAGCTTACTTTGCAAAACCTGATGGAAGTATAAAGACAATAAAATAATCTTCAAGATGTTCATAATTATAAATACTTGTATAGGAGGAAACTATGCATGTATATTTGACGACAAATAAAATAAACGGTAAAAAGTATATTGGGTATTCAACACGAAATGATGATTCTTATCTTGGATCAGGACCATTAATACTAGCAGCAATTAAAAAATATGGAAAACAAAATTTTGAAAAGATTATTTTAGAAGAATGTTTAAGTATAGAAGAAGTATCTAGAGCCGAAAGAAAATGGATAGAATTATATGATGCAGTAAATTCAGAAGAATTTTATAATTTGTCTGAAGGCGGTTATGGAGGCAACCCGGAAACTGTTAAAAAGTATTGGTCATTTTTAACTGAGGACGAAAGAAAATCTAGAAATTCATATATGAAAACTGTAGATAAGACTGGAAAAAATAATCCAATGTATGGGAAGTCAACTTCTAAACAAGTTAAGAAACATTGGGACAGTTTAACAGAAGAACAAAGAAGAGATAGAGTAAAAAACATGCATGGTCATGATGTGTCTGGAAATAATAACCCAATGTATGGAAGAAGCGCAGTTAAGGAAAAGAATCTAAAGTGGTATAATAATGGTGAAACTTCAATATATGTTACTGAAGGAACTCAACCAGAAGGATATGTAAAAGGACGCGGGAAAATGAAACCTAGAAAAGAAAGAAAGGAGGGCTCTGTATGCTAAAGTTTAAAGATCATATTGTTGAACAAAAGAACGTTCATATGGAGCATCTTTAGAAGATCTCATCTTCAATGAGGGTGTTGATGGAACTCGTAAAGCGATTAACTTCCTACGTGATCTTCGTGACATGCTTGCTGGTCAAACAAAGACTAAAGTTGCTGCTACTGTAAAATGGGATGGTGCTCCTGCTATATTTGCTGGTGTCGATCCTGCAGATGGTAAGTTCTTCGTTGCAAAAAAAGGAATCTTCAATAAGAATCCTGAAGTCTATAAGACCGATAAAGACATCGATGCCAATCTAAGTGGAGATCTGAATACAAAGTTTAAAGTCGCGTTAAAAGAATTCTCTAAACTTGGAATCAAGAGCGGAGTATATCAAGGCGATATGATGTTCACTAAAGGTGATGTTAAGACTGCTACTATAGGTGAAGAAGACTATATTACTTTTCATCCTAATACGATCGTCTATGCCGTTCCAGCTAATAGTGCACTTGCTAAAATGATTAATGCTGCAAATGTGGGTGTCGTATGGCATACTACGTATGAAGGTGATACTCTCGAGACAATGAAAGCATCATTTGGTAAAAGTATTATTGCAAACTTAAAGCATGTGAAGTCTGTATGGATGGATGATGCTAACTATAAAGATTATTCTGGCACTGCAACATTTACTGCAACAGAGACTGCCGAATTAACTGCAATCTTATCAAAGATCGGTAAGTTGTTTAATGCAACTACATCAGGTACAATTAACGCAATCCATCAGGATAACGATCTGTTAAACATGGTAAAGATGTTTAATAACTCTAAGATCAGGAATTCAGAGAAGATCACTAACACAAATAAGCATGTAAATGATCTCTATAATTTTATCCATGATCGCTATCAAAAAGAGATGGATAAGAAGAAGACAGAGGCTGGAAAAGCAACACAAGAAGCAGCTAGAAAGAAAGTATTAAAGTTCTTTATTGACCATGATAAGACCGACATTGCTCAAATATTCGATCTAGCAAATCTGATCATCGATGCAAAAAATATGATTATCAATAAGATGAACTCAGCAGGACATATTAAGACGTTCTTAAAAACTGCATCAGGATTCAAGACTACTGGAGTCGAAGGTTTTGTTGCTATTGATCATCTAACAGGTGGTGCAGTTAAGATCGTAGATCGTTTAGAATTCAGTCGTGCCAACTTTTCACCTGATATAATTAAAGGTTGGCAGAGATAGAAATATTATAAATAGAATTACAGTTAGGCCACGGCAACCCTGTATTGTTCGGATAAGACTAAGGTAAACTCCAATGGAAAAGAAGATTGAAATAAACAAGTCAAAGACTCCCCCAAAAGCCTCCTCAGCTGGTTTTTCGACTAGTAAGAAGCAACTTGATAAGATAGAAATAAACCCAAAGGTGCCATCCGAGGTGGCCGAACAAGCAGGTAACGCCGTGGTGCTAACTTTCGGTAGGTTTAATCCTCCTACTGTAGGACATCAAAAGCTAGTGGAAGCAGTCAAAAAGATTGCAGCAAGTAAAAGAGCAAAACCACTAGTATATCTCTCACACTCCCAAGATAGTAAAAAGAATCCATTGTCATACAAAGACAAGATGAAATATGCTCGCGAAGCATTTGGCGATCTTATGCATGTTTCAAAGGCAAAGACTATTATTGAGGTATTAAAAGAATTAGAGAACACATATAAAAATATTACAGTTGTAGTAGGTTCAGATCGTGTGAATGAATTTAGTTCACTATTAAACAAGTATAACGGAAAAGAATATAATTTTGATAGCATCGTTGTTGAATCCGCTGGTGAGCGTGATCCCGATGCAGAAGGAGTAGCAGGTATGTCAGCGTCTAAGATGAGACAAGCAGTACGAGAGAACGATATTAAGGCATTTAAGTCAGGTCTTCCATCTAAGCTTAAATCAGTAGCTACAGAGATATTCAACGTATTAAAAGTTGAGATGCATATTCGTGAAGAGATGGAAAACGAATTAGAAGCTGAAGGTCTGTTGAATGAAGCAGTATTAAATCTTCAGCAAAGAATTAAGCGTAAGATCCTTATGCGCAAGTATAAGACAAAGATTTTACGTGCCAAACAACTTGCACAACGTAGATTAGCAGGTACTCCTAAGTTAAAAGCTAGAGCGCAAAGAATGGCAAGAGATGTTGCTCGTAAGAGATTTGCAGGTCAAAGAGGTGTTAAGTATCATGAGTTATCGCCATCAGATAAAATTGCAGTTGATAGGACTATTGATAAAAAGGGAGCATTGATTAAGCGAATCGCATCACGTTTATTACCTACTGTTCGTAAGAAAGAAGTTCAAAGACTGAGATCATTTAATTTAGGTCAAGCTATGAAAGCACAACCTATTAAGCCTGTGAAAGAGGAAAACGATATTATGGAAATGGTTTCATTTAAAGAGATGTCACAGCAAGTAAAACGCCGCGGTCGTCCAGCTAAACCTGAGACGCTTGCTAAACGTGCAGCTGCAGCAAAAGTAAAAGCTAAAGAAGATGGTGAAGAGGATTACGGTCCAGATAATGGTCGTGAAGCAGATCAGAATCTGATTATTCAACTTCAAAAATCCATCTCAATGCATGGTAAAAAGGATGTTACGTTTGATCAAGGTCCTGCAGTAATGATTAAACCAGATCAAGCTCGTAAAGCGCTCGATCATTATTTCGGGCTTAAGAAGCCCGCTGATAAACTAGCATTCATTAAAAATGCAAGTGCTAACTATACTAACTTCAAGAAGATGATCGGTGAAGAGAAAGATGACACCGATGAGTTATTGACGATCATTGAAAATGTAATGGATCGTATCGAGATGACCGAGATCAGTGAAGAAGCTGTTGATGGTCTAAAGAAAAAAGCAGAAAAATCAGGTGTGTCTCTTGGTATTCTAAAGCAAGTATTTAAGCGTGGAATGGGTGCATATAAATCGAGTCACCGTCCTGGAACAACACCACAACAATGGGCATTTGCACGAGTAAATTCATTCTTATCTGGTGGTAAGACAAGAACAACTGCTGATGCAGATCTATGGGCAAAGGTGAAAAAAGAAGGTCTTAATGAAGCTGGTCTTTGGGCCAATATTCATGCCAAGCGTGAACGTATTAAGAATGGTTCAGGTGAGCGTATGCGTAAGCCAGGTTCAAAAGGTGCACCAACTAAAGATGCATTAAAGAGCGCTCAAGAAGCTTTTAAGATGCCTAAAGAAACTGCTGCAGAAAAAGCGTATCGTCGTCATCAAGAACTTCGTAAGAAATCTGGTCTACCTGATCCTGAAGAGTATAAGAAGAGAATTGCTCAAAAGCAGAAAGAGATCGATGCACTTAGAAAAGAAGAAGTAGAGATCAATGAAGATGCAGCTTCACATCTAAGAGCTGCTGCAGCCATGGCTAAAGCGGGTAAACACGTTGCTGCTGCGATACATAAAAAGATAGCAGGTGCTCTTCAGCGTGGTGACAGTACTACAGCACAAGGGTTTAAAAGACAGCTTCAAAACGCTAGAGCAAAAACAACAAATGAGAGTTTAGGTGGATTTGAACATCATCCTGAAGTTAGAAAGATTATGTCATTTAAAGAGATGAAAGCTGCACCTAAAATGACAAGCACTACAGTTCGCTCGAGTAAGCAAATGGAGAATGATCCTGAAGATCAGATCTTTGTTGGTTCATATCGTTCAAAGCATTTTGAAACAAGTCCTGAAGCACAAAAGCTTTACATGAATCTTCCAAAAGGAACTGATCCAAACATGGCATCGATGGCTGCACAAGAACAAGATAACCTATTTGGAATCTGGAAGAAAGTTCAAGTATCTAAGTTTGCAACTCCAGAAGATGTTGCAGCAGCAAAACTAGCAGCAATGAAAGTAATGAAGTTTGCTGGTGATATGAACCTCAATTCAGAGCATGGTTATGTTGTTGATATATACAGAAAGATCGTAGATGCTCAAAGTGGAAATACTGAACGTCCACCATCAGCGCATCTTGCTGATGACCCACGTTTCCAAACATTACCTAAAAACCTGAATCAAGAACCAGGTCCAGGTAATGATAAGGATGTTGATAACCTATCTAATTATTTGATCTCGCGTAATATTAAAGCACAGCGAAAATTGAAGATTATTGATAATGACTAATTAATAAATATTGGATAATATATGAAAACATTAAAAAACCACATGGAAGAAAAGTACTGGGACGAAGGCGAAGTTGTCCAAGAATGGACTGAGCAAGAGTTCGTTGAAGTACTTCTAGAATCAGACTATCATGGGCATAAAGTCAAGTTAGATAAGCCATTCTCAGGTGATTCTAAGCATAAGCGTTATGTTTACGTAAAAAACGATAAAGGCAATATCATTAAGCTCGGTTTCGGTGATCCGAATATGGAGATTCGTAGAGATAATCCCGATGCTAGAAGAAGCTTTAGAGCAAGACATCATTGTGATACAGATCCAGGACCAAAATGGAAAGCACGTTATTGGTCTTGCAGATTTTGGTCATCAACACCAGTTAACAAATTAGATTAAGGACGTATTATGTCAGTCGAAAAAGAAATCAGAAAGATTCTTGCAGAGGCAACTCCTGCATCAGTTAGAGCAAAACAAGATCTAGTACGTTCAGGTCTAGGCCATGATAAGAATGCATCGGCTGTTATGAAGGCTTTAGAAAATCCAGAAGCATCGATGAAGAATCCAGCTAAGCGTGAGATGCTTCTTAAGGTTATGCAAGATCTTCTAGATGTGGTTGTTAATGATCAATCAATGATGTCGAAGACTAAGACAGCTCTTCGTAAAGAAGAAGTCGAAGAGATTGAAGAGAAACTTGTTGGTGGCCAGAAAAAGATCGACGTTAATAAGAATGGCAAGCTTGATGCTGAAGACTTCAAGAAACTTCGTATGAAGAAAGAAGAAGAAGAAAAAGCTGAACAGATGATTGAAGCTAAGAAGTCTAAAAAAGACGAAGAAGATGATGAAGAAGAAAACGAAGACGAGAAAGAATCTAAGAAGGCAGAGAAAGAAGAAGAAGAAGCTGATGAGAAGGACATGACTAATCCTCGTAAGAACTTCAAAGGTTTTAAAAAAGGAATGAAAGAAGATCTTCAACTAGAACAAGCTCCTGTTGCTCCAGCACCAGTTAAGCATCGTATTGCTGTTACCGTTTCTGAGCCAGATCATCCTATGGTAACTAAGCGTAAAGAACAGACTTTAAAGCATGTTATAGTTAATCATGGACCAAATAAAGAATCTGCTCAAAAACTTGGTGAAAAGTTTTATAAGAAGAGGGGCTATAAAGTTCATGGCTCTGAGCACGCAGGAATTAAAGAAGAAGTTGAACTAGACGAATCTGTAAATCGTCCTCAACCCAATTTACCGTCAATGTCATCGGATCAAGCAGTTGCCAATGCACAAAATGCGGTTCAAAGACAAAAAAAATATTTGGAACTTTTAAAAGCACAAGATAAAACTACAGATTACGAAACACAACGACGTAAAAAAGAAAATCCAATCCCAAAAGAAGATGGTTTTCTACGTAGTCTAAGTATGAAGAATGAAGCTGCATTTGGTAAAGATAAAGCTGCAAATCTAAAAGCTGCATTAGATCGTCATTCCGAAAAAGCAATTGCTGCTAATAAATCTGGTGATGATATGGCAGTTAAAGTGCATCAGTCAAAGATGAATATGCTCAAGAATAAGATGGCTAAGATGTCTAAAAATGAATCTGTAACTACTGATTATAATATGGTTAAAGGTCAGACACAGAATAAAAATCCAACTAAAAAGCTTGCTACTGATTATACTGCAGTTATTAGAAACATTAAAACTGATAAGACTGCTGCAAAGGGACTTAAAGAAGGTTATAGCGAAGATGATATCGCTAACGGCGGCACGGTTATCTATAAGCACGAAGGTAAACACCATATAAGCAAAGTATCTCATAAAACTGGCGGTAGTGCAGGAACTAAAGTTCATACAGCATCAAAGCACGTAGTACCACTTCATAAGGTTGTTAGCACTGATAAATCAGATTGGAATAAATTTAAAAATGCTGCAGTTAAAGAAGAGATCAATCAAATTTATGAATTGAAAAAGACTACACTTAAATCTTATCTTCAAAAGAAGACAAATAAGCCGGGTGTTCCTTCACAGAAAGACGTATCAGGTATGGCAAACGCAACAGTACGTTTGATGAATAAAAAACCTACATCAGAAGATGTTCAGATCGATGAAGTGTCACAAAAGACTGTAAGCGATTATAAAGCAAAAGCTAGTGAGTATATTAAGAAATACAAATACTCAAATAATCCTCCTTCTGTACAAAAAAAATTAGCTAAACGCACAGCTGGATCTATGCGTGCTGATGTAAGAATGAAAGAAGAGATTGAACAGTTAGATGAACTATCACCTGCAACTAAAGCATCATATGTTGCTAAGGCTAAAGATCAAATAAAGCAATCTATACCTTATACTAAAAAGGGTGAAGAGTACAGAGATATCGCTAAGAACTTTATTAAGAAGCGTGAGAAGGGTATTGCTAAAGCAAATGAAGCCAAGGATCCTAGAGAATACGATTATGAAGGCGACATGGCAAAGAGTCAGCTGCGTAGTATTATGGCTAACGCTAAGCAGGCACATGATATGCTAAAAGATGATACCAATATGGCTGAATGGGTACAGAGCAAGATTACTCTGGCTGCTGATTATATTAGTACTGTTGCTGACTATATGCAAAGTGAAGTTAATGAAGATAAGAACGATTATCGAAGAAAGATTGAAAAGAACAATAAGAACTTTATTGCTGCAAGTAAGCGCCAAAAGAATCCTCTTACAAATGTTCATACAGCAAAAACAAAAATGAAGCCTGTAAAAGAAGAAGAAGAAGAGCAGATTGACGAACTAAAGAAATCTACATTAGGTTCTTATGTTAAGAAAGCATCTAAAGAATATGGTCGTGATAAGCAATTAGTAGGACGCGAGTCACCTTCAGGAATGGTTAAAGATGCTAGACCAGAAGTAAAAGTAAAGCTAAAGAACAGAATGGCTGGTATTGAAAAGGCTGCAGACCGTCTAGCAAAAGAAGAAACTCAGGTTAACGAAGCATTTCCAACAGTGGATGATGCTAAGAAAAGAATGAAAGACGCTCTAAAGAGCAAATTTGATAAGAAGAAAATTTCAACTGGTACTGTCTATACTAAGAAGTATAAAGAAGAGCCAGAAAACGAAAAAATGAAGCCTGTAAAAGAAGAAGAGCAGATTGACGAAGCAACTCCCTACTATAATAAACCATCCTTCATGAAAAGAATGGGTAACGCCGCTAAGAAAGAACGCCTAGAGCGCGAGAAAAAAGAAAAAGAAATAGAGGATAAAAAAAAGTCTAATAAATAAAAAGAATTAATTAATAACAAGGAGAAGTAAAAATGGCACAATGGGGAAATACCGACGATGCTGCTAATTCAGTCTTATGGGCAGCAAGCCAATTAAACGTACTTGCAAACACTGGCAATCAGACAAATTTGTTTGGTAACACCACTGCAAGTGCATTTGTTACTAATCAAATTGTTGGTCAATTTGGTGTTGATGTAACAGAGATGGGTATATCAGCAGGTCCGCTTGTTGATTTTGTTATCACTTTTGCTGGATCTGGATATTCAGCAAATGCAGCAGTCACTCTAACAGGTGGCGGTGGCAGTTCTGGCGTAGCAAATGCTCAAGCATCAGGTGGCAGAATTACTGCAGGTAATATTAGTACTAGAGGATCTGGTTACACATCAAATCCTAGCGTAGCAATCGCAGCACCAACAGCTGTAACATTCAATGGTTCAACCGCACCAGATGCTACAAATAATACTATTACTATCGCTACAGCAAACAGTAAATTCTTAGTTAATGATTACGTATTATATAAGAGCACAACAGGCGCAGTAGTTCCTGGTCTTTCAAATAATACTAACTACTACATTTCATTCTCTAATTCTACTGTAGTCGCTCTTTCAACTACAAAAGGTGGATCTAATGTAGATATTACAGGTGCTGGTTCAGCAGATACTGCACACTCTCTAACTGGTGAAACTGCTACTGGTGTTATTACAGTTGGTGGAGCTAAGAGCAAAGGTGTTGATCACGCTGGATGGGTTCTAAGAACAGTTGGTACAGGTGGAAGAGCTGGTCGTGTAAACTATGAAACGCTAGTTGCAATGGGATCAATCTCAACCGATGCATCTGACGATAATCCATTACCGGACGCTTAATATCATATGACTGATCGTGCAAAAAAGATAACTGAATTAACTGCATGCACAACGCCTGCTTCGACGGATCTTCTCATCATTGAGACCGATCCGTCGGGTACGCCTGCCACTAAAAAGATCACAGTACTAAATGTTCTTAATTCAGGATTTATTAATGCCGCCAGTATAACTGGAATCCGCGGTCCATATGCTACCGATGCCGCTGCTAATACAGCAAATGTGGCAATTGGTAAATTGTATTACACTGCTGATGGAACAGTAAAAATTAGATTAACATAATAATGATTGATGAACTGACTGAAGATACATTTTTATTGTATGCTGCAAAACATTATGATAATCCAAACTGTCATGATGTAATGGAGTTTTATGATGATCTGAAAAGATTCAAATATCTTAAGAAGCTCTTTCAACGCTACGTTACAAATGGCGAATTGAAAGAGCGTCTTATTTTGAATCACATTATCGTATTGAATAATATATTCGGTACACCAGCATGTTCTAATATGTTGATGATGAAGTTGTTTGATTATTCTCCACAGGTTGCACCGTTTTTAGTTTTATTAAATATACTTCCTAATAGAGTAGAATTTAATGGAAATAAATTATTGACTAGTGATATACCATTAGATCAATATATTGTAGAAAAATTAAGAAAGATTTAAATGGCAAATCGCTTAACAGATATATTTTTAACATACCAATTTCTTAAGAGATTGACTACGCCATTTGATAAGTGGGAAGCATACACTTTAGGAATAATCGATGCTGATGGTAAAGTACTAAAGAAAAGAAAAGACCTTCAGACATTAGAAGAAAAAGGCGCATGGGGCTATTTTGATATCTTGACCGCTAATTTGAAAAAACTTATCATGAAAATTCCTGGCGGACAATCGAGAATAGCAACATTTGCTGCAGCTCTATTGTTATTAAGAGAGCATAGACATGCTACTATAAACAGTCAAGAGTTATTAGAAGAAAAGTTTAAAGAATGTTATGCTTTAGCCGAAGCTAGAATGCACGAAGAAGGCGAAGGTGGTCTTCCAGCAAATAATGTCGGTGGTGGTAAAGTAGCAGGTCTTGGTGCAGGTGCACAAGGTGAACCTGCAGGTAAGATTAAAACAAAAAATAAAATGTTAAAGAGGAAAGTAATCGATGTGGATGCTAAGCTTCGTACCTGATCATCTAATAACACAAGCAATTCATGCCGCATTACTATTAGGTGTAGTAGGATTTATAGCAGCATATTTTGCTAGTAAACTTCCTGCTGTTGGTGTTTATGCAATACCTCTTAAGCTGATATTCTTTATTCTTTTTATCGGTGGTGTTTACTTCGAAGGAAGTATTCAGACTGAAAAAGAATGGCGAAGAAGAGTCGCTGAGATGGAAGAAAAAGTAAAGCTATCTGAAGAGAAGTCTAAAAAAGTTAATACTATCATTAAGACTAAGATAATTGAAAAAGTAAATAACATAAGAGAAGTAGAATTTAAGATAGTAGAAAAGATTAAAGAAGTAGAGAAGTTAATTGATGCAAAGTGTGATTTAGATCCTGCTGTAATTAGTATATTGAATGATGCAGCTAAAGGATATACACCATGAGATTGACATCTATTTGCACTATAACATTGGCGATGTTATTAACAGCATGTAGTACTACAGTCCCTGTTAAAAGAAATTTTCCTGATGCTCCATCAGAGCTTAAGGAAAAATGTGTTGAGCTTAATCAACTTCCTGTAGAAACACAGAAGTTAAGTGAAGTACTTACTTCAGTAACAAAGAACTATTCTGAGTATCATTTATGTAAGAATAAAACAGATATGTGGATAGAATGGTACAATACGCAGAAACAAATATTCGATGAGGTGAAATGATGAAAAAACTTGCAATTATATCTGTATTCTTATTAAGCGGTTGTTCAGTTGTTCAATCGTATTTCATGGCTAAGTATGATACTGTTGAACATGCTATGATTAACGATATTCGTACAACAGCAGAAATCGCAGATTGTAAAGATCTACCAGCAATGAAGAATACAGCTTATAGATTATATTCTGTTGGAACAGCGTTTAAGAACTATTCAAATAGTATTCCTAATAATGAACCTTCAGCATATATTGCAGATAATTTGTTAACAATCATTAGAGGGGTTAATAATAAATATCAGACTAGTTCTGAAGTAAGCGAGACTTACTGCAAGCTAAAGATTGATTCTATTAAAAATGCTGCAGCTGAGGCTCAGCGGGTAATTGCAAGGAAGCCAAGATGAATGTAGATCTATTACTAATCGAGATGTTGTCAAGCGACAATGAGTATGCCAATCAAATCGCTTCAAAGGCAAAGACATATAAAGACCTATTTGATAAGAAACAGATCGATGCAGAAGAATATAAAGAATTCATGAATGACATTGTTGCAGAGGTTAATATCTCTAAAGCTGCTATGGAATTAGAAACTAAAGAAAAATTAAATTCTATGCTGAATGCACTGATAAGTGTCGCATCACTAGCAGCATAATTCATATAAAGGAAGTATCATGGCAGAAGAAGCTACTCAAGTAGACAAGCCAGCAGTAGATTGGATGACCACAAAATGGCGTCCTATGATGGCAGTAACATATATGGCGATCAACATCTGTGATTTTATTTTATTCCCTGTATTGTTTTCGATTATTCAATTTTGGGAAACACAAGCAGCTAATGATGCATTCCGTCAATGGCAGCCAATGACATTACAATTTGGTGGTTTAATTCATATGGCATTTGGTGCAATTCTAGGTATCTCTGCATGGACTAGAGGCCAAGAAAAAGTTGCAGCAATTAATGCTGGAACAGAAGAGAAATAATCATGATGATGACAGAATCGGAACAAATAGAAACCTATTCAAGGATAGCAGTGCTAGAGACCGAAATGAAAAACATCAGTTCAGAACTGAAGGAATTCAGGAAAGAGCAAAAAGAACAACATGCAGCCATGTTAGGTGAATTCAAGTCACTTGAAGAGCGCTTGCACGTTATTGAAAAATGGCGTTGGATGATAATAGGTGGTTCAGCGTCAATCGGTTACGTAGTAGCAGAAGTTTTACGATACATAAAATAGTGTACTTATTAAGCTAATTATTGTATAATACTCTATGGTCTCATCATAGGGTATATAACATGTTATGGCTTGAAAATAAGTACATCGGTCTTTTGTCTAACCGATTGCAGCAGTTTAAACGTAAGAAGCAAGACTCTTATAACTTCAGATGTCCAGTCTGTGGTGACAGTAATAAGAATAAGTATAAAGCAAGAGGATGGGTTTATCCAAAAGAAGGTAAACTCCTTTTTCATTGCTTTAACTGTAATGTAACACTCTCTTTACCCAAGCTTATCAAGACAGTTGATCCTGTCTTATATGATGAGTTCAACCGAGAAAGAATACAATCTGAGGTTGAAGGGAAAGACGATCATACTGCATTTGTTGAGAAGATGAAAAAACCGAAGTTCGTCAAAGACGGACCTCTAAAAGATATACCAAAGATCTCTCAACTTAATCATGATCATCCAGCGAAGAAGTATATAGTCAGTCGTCAAATCCCAAATTTCTTTCATTCGCAGCTATTCTTTGCTCCGAAATTTAGGGAATGGGTTAACACTTTAATTCCTGATAAGTTTGATTTAAGTAAGAGTAAAGATGAATCTAGGATTGTAATTCCTTTCATCGATGAAGAAAAAAATTTATTCGGTTTTCAAGGCAGATCATTAAAAGCTAACGACAACGTTAGATATATAACTATCATGCTGGAAGAAAGACCAAAGGTATATGGTCTAAATAATCTTGATAAGAGCAATCCAATATATATCACTGAAGGTCCTATTGATTCGATGTTCATAAAGAATGGTATTGCAATGGCAGGCGGTGATTTCGTTAATGATTTAAATCGCTTGAAATTAGATAAAAATAAAGCAATTATTATTTATGATAATGAACCAAGGAATAAGGACACCATCAAGCGAATTGAGAAGTCCATAGAACATGGTTATTCAGTATGTATCTGGCCCGATCATCTACCATATAAAGATATTAATGAGATGATTCTTGCTGGACTTACTCAAACAGACGTCATGAATCTTATCAATAGTAACACACACAAAGATCTACAAGCAAAACTACGTTTATCATTTTGGAAAAAGGTTTAAATTATGAAGGTGAAGTTGATTAGTTATTCTGAACCTGCTGGATCTATGCCAGCAACTGTTGATAATATACAAGATTTAATAGCATTTTGTGCAAGAGTTTCAAACCCAAGCAATCAATTAAATACAGAGACATCAGATAAGCTTATCAAATATCTTGTTAAGCATAAGCATTGGTCTCCTCTGGAAATGGTGAGTGCATGTTTAGAGATTGAAACAACACGTGATATTGCAAGACAGATGCTTCGTCATCGTAGCTTTAGTTTTCAAGAGTTTAGTCAGCGTTATGCAGACCCTACTAAAGACTTAAATTTTAAATTACGTGAAGCACGACTTCAAGACACAAAGAATCGCCAGAATAGTATTGAAACTAATGACACAGTATTGCAAGATCAATGGAATCAAAAGCAGCAATTAGTTATTGAGTCTTCTAAAGAAGCATATGAATGGGCTATCAATAATGGTATTGCAAAAGAACAAGCGAGGGTGGTATTACCTGAAGGTAATAA